AAGACGAAGAAGAAATGGACGAAGATGCTGAAGAAGACAAGATGGATGAAAACTTCGAAGATATCGCATATGAAGGCGATCACGAAATGGGCGGCGACGCAACTGACGATCTAGAAAGTGATTTAGATATGGACATGGGTCCAGAAGAAGATGACGAAGAAAAGTCCGAAGAAGAATTATTCCAAGATCTAGACAGTATTGTAGATGAACTACAAGCTAAGTTTGATGCATTGAAAGGTGGCGACATGGCTGACGACAGCGACGACATGGGCGACGAAATGGAAATGAAAGATGACTTTGATCTAGAAACAGTGCGTGAATATGTTGAGAAAGTTCCAGCAGGTCACGGCGCAGAAAAGAAAGGTCAATCCGAAAAAGCTGACGGCGGCAAGTCCCCAGTAGCTGGTAAGAATGATATGGGTGGTACAACTGCTAACATCCTAAGCGGCCGTAACGGTAGCGAAGGTTCAGAGACAGGTGCATTAAAAGGCAACGGTCTGTTAAAAGGTAATCCAAAAGAACAAAATACAGGTAACATCAATGTCCCAGGCGGAAAAGCAGGTAGTGCTTTCTCCAAGAAAGAGTCAGGTCATGGTGCTGAGAAAAAGGGCGCAGCGGAAGGTTCCACTGATGGCCAAAGTCTTTTCCGTGGTCGTAGATAATAGGACCGAATGGTGAAAAAATTTACTCTAGCAGAACATTTAAGTTACGATCAGGCTAAGATTGTTCTTGAGAGCGAAGAAGATGGTAACGGCGGTAAGTCGTTACATCTCAACGGGATTTGCATCCAAGGTGATATCCGCAATGCAAATCAACGTGTTTATTCTTCTCAAGAGATTGGCAGGGCTGTCAAAACGCTCAACGAACAGATCTCTGGTGGTTACTCTGTGCTAGGTGAAGTTGATCATCCTCAGGATTTAAAAATTAATCTAGATCGTGTTAGTCATATGATTACCAAGATGTGGATGGATGGTCCTAACGGCTACGGAAAACTAAAAATCTTGCCAACACCAATGGGTAAATTAATTGAATCCATGTTGACGGCAGGAGTTAAGTTGGGTGTAAGTTCAAGAGGATCCGGCGAAGTAGACGGTGGCGGCAATGTCCAGGGATTTGAAATTATCACTGTTGACATTGTTGCGCAGCCAAGCGCACCCGGAGCTTACCCAACTCCAGTATATGAGCACTTGATGAATAACACAGGTGGCTATCAGGCATTTAAAATGGCATTAGAAGTACAAGGCAACCCACAGGCACAAAGATATATAGCAGAGAGCTTGGTGAAAATCATCAAGGATCTCAAATAAAAAGGAGAATCACATGCTAGATTTCGTTAAACAATTATTTGAAAACAATGTGATTTCCGAGGACATCAAATCGGAGATTGAAACTGCTTGGAATACGCAGATTCAAGAATCTCGTGATCAAGTCACTGCTACACTACGTGAAGAATTTGCGCAGAAATATGCGCACGATAAAACCGCAATGGTTGAAGCTGTTGAAGGAATGTTAGCTGATCGCTTAACCGCAGAGCTAACAGAACTTGCTGAAGACCGTCAAGGACTTATCGAAGCCCGTGCAAAATACGCTAGAAAAATGAAAGATGATGCGGCCACTATGGAATCATTTATCTTAAATAATCTACGCAAAGAAATTGCAGAATTACACGAAGACCGTAACGCAGTTGCAGGCAACGTTGAAAAATTAGAGTCTTTTATTGTGGACTCACTAGCGAAAGAAATCGCAGAATTCCACAGCGACAAGAAAGATTTAGCTGAAACTAAAGTACGTCTAGTACGTGATAGTAGAGTTAAGTTTGAAGCTGTCAGGAAAGATTTCATCGCTCGTTCAGCACAAATCATTGAAGAAACAGTCTCTAAGGGATTGAAATCTGAAATGACTCAGTTGAAAGAAGATATCAACTCTGCTCGCAGAAACGACTTTGGTCGCAGAATTTTTGAATCATTCGCAAGCGAGTTTGCTGCAAGTCATCTAAATGAAAAATCTGAAACTGCACGCCTGTTAAAGGTAGTTGCACAGAAAGAAATGGAATTAGAAGAAGCAGCAAAGATTGTTGCAGAAACAGAAAAATTAGTAGAAAGCAATAAAACTGAATTAAGAATCATTAAAGAATCCGCAAAGCGCACAGCAGTTATAGGCGAGTTGTTAGGACCATTAGGTGGTGATAAGCGTTCAGTAATGAGCCAACTATTAGAGTCAGTACAAACAGATAAGCTAAATGCAGCTTTTGACAAGTATCTACCAGCAGTAATGAATGGTGGAACTCCGGCCAAGAAAGCATTGACCGAAGGCAAAGAAATTACAGGCAATAAACATCAGGCACAACAATTTAGCAGTGAAGAAAAAACTGCTGAAATATTTGACATCCGCAGGCTTGCGGGACTAAAAGTTTAAGGAGAACTATAATGTCACAATTACTCGAGTCACGCTGGTCGGAAACCAAAGACGCCCTTCTAGAAGGTCTTCAAGGTAACAAGCGTTCAGTAATGGCTACTACTTTAGAAAATACCCGCAAGTATTTGGCTGAGAGTGCTACTGCTGGAGCTACATCCGCTGGCAACGTTGCAACTTTAAATCGTGTGATCCTTCCAGTGATCAGACGTGTAATGCCTACCGTTATCGCTAACGAGTTAGTAGGTGTACAACCAATGACTGGCCCAGTTGGTCAGATCCATACCTTGCGTGTTCGCTATGCAGATAGCTTTAACAGCGCAGCCGGTACTGACATCACAGCTGGTGATGAGGCACTAAGCCCATTCAAGATCGCCGAAGGCTATTCCGGTTCAGCATCTGACAAAGCAGCTAGTACAGCAGCTTTAGAAGGTCGTGCTGGTAACAGACTAAGCATTCAAATCTTGAAACAGACAGTTGAAGCTAAGACACGTAAATTGTCAGCTCGCTGGACGTTTGAGTCTGCACAAGATGCACAAGCCCAACAGGGTATTGACATCGAAGCAGAAATTATGGCTGCTTTGGCGCAAGAAATTACTGCTGAAATTGACCAAGAAGTTATTGCTAGCTTGAAGAGCTTGTCTGGTATCGTATTAACATACGACCAAGCTGCTGTTTCTGGTACTGCAACTTTCGTTGGTGACGAGCACGCTGCTTTAGCTGTTCAAATCAATCGTACTGCTAACTTGATTGCTCAACGCACACGTCGTGGTGCTGGTAACTGGGCTGTTGTATCTCCAACAGTTCTAACTCTTCTACAATCTGCTACTACAAGCGCATTTGCTCGTACAACAGAAGGTACATTCGAAGCTCCTACAAACACAAAGTTTGTTGGTACATTGAACAGTGCAATGAAGATTTATGTTAACGGCTATGCTACTGACGACAACGTATTAGTAGGTTACAAAGGTTCATCTGAGTCAGATGCAGCGGCATTTTACTGCCCTTACATTCCTCTAATGAGTTCTGGTGTAGTGTTAGATCCATCAACATTCGAACCAGTGGTGTCATTCATGACACGCTATGGTTATGTTGAGTTGACAAACACAGCATCTTCTTTAGGTAACGCAGCTGATTACCTAGGTACTGTTGCTGTAACTAGCGCAAACCTACGTTTTGCTTAATTCTTAGAAACAAGAAGAAAGATTCAAAAAGGCCCTTCGGGGCTTTTTTGTTGACTTAAATACCTAATGCAAATAGAATCAGACAACGACTTTAAACAGATGCGTGAGCAGTTTAGTATATGGCGTAAACGCTTTCCTATGTTTACTCACGATGTTAATCAGATAGAACATATGATTGAAAATCGCATAAAGCAACATAGTATTATTATGGTACAGCATAGACAAACTAAAAGTCGAGCCTATTTAGAAAAAGCACAAAAAGAAATAGACACTATTAATCAAATACTAAGCACAGTTGAAAAAATTGAGCTAATGGCAATGCTTAGTCGTGGATAAATAAAGAGTCAAGAAGATTTATGCAGAATCCCTCTGCGTAGACCTAGAACGTCAAATTAAGGAGAAACAAAATGGGACGTCCATTAAGAAAAGATGTAAACGGAGTTGATGTTATCGGAACTGGTGCTACTACAGCTACTGGTGTAAGAGTTGAGTTTTTTGATGCATCGTTAAGAACAGACGGTGTTATTCTCAAGCAACGTGGCGCAAAAACTTTCGTAGTTACTCAAGTAGGAAACATTGGTACAACTTCATCATATGTTACTGCAACTGTAGTATCTGATGAACCTAATGCATACGGCGAAATGCGTATCACTGGTTATGTTGGCGGAAACGGACTTAATAATACCAAACAAATTGCTAAGATTACTAAACGTGTAGCTACAGACTTCGACGGCGTTAAGTACAATTGGTACTTAGAAAATGACTCATCAGCAGACTACATTGTACTAACAGCAATCGTTTAATTTAGGATTACAACATGGGACAGTTTTTAAGAGTCAACGGCGATTATAATATACAAGCCATTAGAGATTCAGTATCCGGAGGTACAATTACTCTAGATACTGGACCTTCAGGTACGGTTATTGTAACTGGCGGATTACTAGTTGAAGGGGAAACTGTCTATGTTGCTGCAACACAATTAGAAATTGAAGACAACGTTATCACGCTAAACAAAGGTGAAGGAGGCGACGGAGTATCATTAATTATTTCCGGAATCCGAATTGATCGAGGTTCAGCTGATGACGCTTCTTTACTTTGGGATGAGAATATTGCTATACCAACAGCACAGACATTTCCAAGTTTAGAACTAGGAGCAACCGCAGGCGGATGGAAACTAGTCGGCGCCGAAGACGCTTATACATTCCAAAACAGTCGTTTAAAATTAAGACAAATAATTACAGATAGTATAACAGACGCCGGAGACTTGACATTGATTGGTCAGGGAACAGGAGTTGTTAAAGTATCTGGTACTACTAGCTATGAAGATCAAGTTACACACGACGATGTGTTAACAAACAAAAAATATGTTGATGATGCAATTCAAAATAATCCAACATTTCAAATTCTTAAAGATAACACTAGAGTAATTATTGCTGACGCCGATGTTACTCCTAATAATACAGATACAGCAGGCTCGCTTGCATTTGCTACTGCAACTGTTGGTCAATTAATTAATGAAAGCTCTGTATCTATTGTAGTGGATACTACGCTAACGGCTCAGTTTTTTGCAGATAGATTTTTAGTTGGACTCAAAGGACTGAATGGTATTGAGATCGACGGGGTAAATTTTGAAGTAAGAACGCCCAACGGTGTATCGGATCAAAATATTTTTATCAACACTGCTCGATTTGATGCCGGCAGTACTGGAAAGCTTCAAACAAATTATGCATTACAACTAGATCAAATATCTAGTGATCCTGCTTTTGTTTCTGGGGCAACATTAATTCGAGCAGGCGACCCGGGATTAGGAACTAGCGGTGTTTACTATGTAAACGATAGTGCAAGCACTAATCACCGAACTGGCGAATTAATAAGCAAAAACAAGGCACTTGTTTTTAGCATGATATTTTAAAGAGACAACTATGATTACAAGTACATTGATTGATGTAACAAGAGCACTTACATCTCCAGGACTTCCTATTTTTGTTAGCACTACTAACGGAGCTAGTGGCGGGACTGGGCAAGTGAATGCTATAACAACTATTGCATTATGTAATATTGGTGATGTAACACTAACTGACGAAACAGCTAATGCAGTTACAGTTAATATTTGGTTTGCTCGTGCTGGAATTGGCAATCAAAATTATAACAGGATTGTTAGCAACTTGATTATTCCAGCAGGCGAAACTGTTTTCTTTTCAGAAGAAAGAATAGTGTTAGATGCAAACGATACAATTTATGTAGGCGCAGATGTTGCAGACTTAATCGCAGTAACAGTAAGTTCATTGCCGGTATAATATGAAATTTCTAAAACAAAAAAATATTTCAAAGTTTAGTATTAGAGACCAAACTCTATTCACTAATCAATTTGGTCGTGCAGTAATGGGACTAACTGGTGGGTTAAGATTGCCACAGGGAACAACTGCACAACGTCCTAACGAAACACTTGTACGTTATCCAGGCGGCATTAGTGGCGCTGAATTTGCCGACGGTACAATTCGTTACAACTTAGACACTAACAGCTTAGAAGCTCTTATTGCAGGAGTATGGGAAATTGTACGAGGTCCGGGTGCAACTGCAATTACTAAAGAAACATTAGGCCCTGGCAACGATGTCGAAACTACTTATACTCTTAACCCACCATTTGATATAGCACCATCTAGTGCAGATAATCTTATTGTTCTAGTAGAAAACGTTATGCAAATTTCTGTTACTAACTATAACTTGATCAACGGCAACACTGAAATCGAATTTACCAGTGCTATCCCGGGCGGCAAGTACGTTACAGTCTATTACGGCTTTGCTAACTAACTAGATTTAGAGTAAATATACATATCGAACGGAGATATGTAATGCCAGAATCTTATGCAGCCAGTTTAGGTAGAATCAGCGGTAAGCTACTTACTGAAAACCTTCTACGCAACGGTAGCGATCTAACCTTTAGAAACGCTCCTACTGACGACGACTTATTATATCTTGACGTTAATAACCTGCGTATCGGTATTAATACTGATGCACCGTTATACGATCTACAGATTGATACTGATGTTAAAACTACAGTTTTAAATGTTACAGGTCAAGCACGTATTGATAATATCTTAATCAATGCAGCCGGCTCGTTTGGATCATACACTGGTCCTATTATTATTTCTACAGCAATACCTAATTCAGTTATCTCAATGGGTAAGCTAAAAAGCGATTATTTAGAAATATATAATGGTCGAATTGATAGCATCGCTAATTCTAATATTAAATTAGACCCTAATGGCACTGGTCAAGTTGTAGCTGAATCAAATGTACAAACTTATGGTAATGTCACAGTACAAGGAACCGGTACTGGTAATATTGTTATGGGAGGCAATTTACAAGCCGACGGCACTATTACAGTTGGTGACAACATATTAGATACTGTAACAGTTAACACTGATTTTACACAGAGCATTATTCCGGGAACTGATATTACTTATGATCTAGGTAAGAGCAATAAACGTTGGTCCGAACTTCGTTCTCCTGTCTGGCAACAGATAGATACTATACGACCAACTAACGTTATAGTTAGCGACCAGCTATTTATTAACGGAGTTGACAATAAGATTAGCGGTTTGCAATCTAATGAAGATGTACTACTAAACCCAGAGACTGGCGTTGTTTATATTGAAAACATTAAATGGCAAGAAAATGACATTACTAACTTGCTTAATACTGCATTAACATTTAGAAATAATGGAGGTATTGGATATGTAAAATTTGTTGGTACAAATGCGTTAGCAATCCCAGCAGGTGATAATGCTAGTCGCCCAGCTGTTCCTGAATTAGGCGATACTCGATGGAATACTGAGATAAGCTACCTAGAGTGTTTTGACGGTAATGTATATGTTATTGCTACTGGCGGTGGTGAAGAAGTTACTCAAGGTGTTATGGAAGATTTAGGTAACGTTTTTAGCCTCATACTTGGCTAAAATGTCCTTTGGGCTAAATACTATTACTGTAAAGACTGACCAAGTTTTTACGATACTCAACAGCGCAGGACCGCTATGTAAGGTGTCCGTATCCGTGTAAGTCGGTGGAAATGGAGAGCACATGGCTATTGGTCGAATTAGTGGTCCGCTCTTAAAGGCTAACCTCATCAGAGATGGTGTGGATCTTGCTTTTGAGACTGACCTGTTATACCTAGATGTTACTAACTCACGCATAGGCGTGAATAACTCCAATCCGACCACAGACCTAGATGTTATCGGTACAACCCGTACTACAACACTTTCTGTAACCGACCAACTAGATGTAGGCAATTTACATATCACTGGCAATACAATTTCCAGTGATATCGATACTATTAGTTTTGTTGCCAGCGCAGGGAATCCTGTAATCTACAACGCAATTTTACAAGTTGATGATATACAGATTACTGGTAATGTAATATCTACTTTTGTTTCAAACAGTAATTTAGAACTTCAACCTAATGGGTCTGGCATTGTTGAAATTACTGGTAACACTCAAATCACTGGTAATTTAGATGTTGCTGGAAATATTTCAGCAACAGGTAACGTTACTATTGGCGGCAACATTGTAATTGGTGATGCACTAACTGATAACATTGTTATTAACGCTGCTATTAAAAGTGATTTAATTCCCGAAACTGACACGCTATATGATTTAGGTAGCGCCTCTTTTAGATGGAATAATTTATACGTTAACAATTTCTACACAACTTCAGTTACATTACCTACACTAGATGTTGGTAATTTAATATTTCGTGATAATGAAATTACAACAACTTCCGGCAGCGATTTATACATAGATGGAAGTGGCGTCGGCGGCGTTAGATTAGGTAATTTTAGAATTGTTGACAACGTTATTACAAACGTATCAAATAATGCAATTACTCAAATTGCGCAAACCGGAACCGGCTATTTTAAAATAGCAACCACTAACGGATTTGTACCACCTGTAGGCAATGATGCTCAACGTCCAACTGCTTATGCAATAGCTGGTATGACACGGTATAACACGAACTCGAAAGCTCTTGAAATTTGGGACGGATTTGCATGGGCTAGCCCAGCAGGCGCATCAGGTGCAGTTAGCGGTATCCAAGCAGAAGATATTGCAGTTTCGTTCGCACTAACATTAGGATAATTATAATATGCCAACCGTATTTAGACATGCACTAGTAACAGAAATAGGAACTGTTCCTCAAGATCTAGTAACTATTGATGCAGGAGTTAGAGCAACTGTAATTGGTTGTAACCTTGCAAATATAACAGATTATGATACTGTTGTTGCTGACCTACAAGTTGTAGGAGCAGACACCACAGTAAGTTATTACATACGAGGATTAGTAATTCCTCCAAATACTAGTGTTAAAGTAATTACACAGGGAGAAAAGTTAATTCTTCCGTCAACAACAGGGTTAAGATTAGTATGCGATACCCCTGACAGCATTGATGCTACGGTAAGTTACGTAGAGATATCATAAGGAAAAACTAATGCCAAGCCCATATTATTTAGGTACCAGTCCAGATGAAGCCCTAGGAGATAGTCCTAGGTACTGGTACGCACTTCGTAGAAACGATGACGGTGAATTATTTTTACTGCGTAGTGATCAATTAAAAGATAAAGATTCGATTGAATTAAATACTGCAGGAATTCCTTCGGAAAATTTTGAAGATTTTGAACCTGGTGTTGATTATTTTGAAGGTGTTACTGCCGATCATGTAGTTGAGTATGACAATTTAAATTGGACTCAGTATCGATGGGATAATAGAAATATGCTGTACTATATTGGTGCAGAAGGTCGATTAGTACAACGAATAAATCAAGGATACGTGTATCCAACAGGTACATCAAGTTAAACGGAATATATTATGGCAGAATTTAAGATCAGTAGATTACGATATACCTGGAAAGGAACATGGGTTCTTTCAACTGAGTATAATAGAGATGATGTAGTACAATACGGTGGTTATTCTTGGGTATGTTTTAGACAACATACTGCCGGGGCATTTGCTGCTGACCAAACATTTTTAGCAAATCCTAACGATACAGATCCAACACCAGCATGGCGCAAAATGACCGACGGTTATGCGTGGCGTTCAGCTTGGACAGGATCTACGTTATATAACCCCGGCGACATCGTATTAAACGGTGGTAACTTATATCTGTGTGCAGTTAGCTATACCTCAACTAGTATATTTGATGACGATATTAGTAATTGGATTGTGTACACTGAGGGTTCAGCATTTAAATCAGATTGGATTGATAGTACACGGTATGGTGCAGGCGATGTTGTAAAATACAATGGTATTGTGTATCGTGCTATTACTGGACATACTGCAAGCTCAATTAGCGACGGATTAGAAGCAGATCAAGAAAAGTGGGAACTTGTTTACGACGGCGTAGAATATGTAGGACAGTGGGCAAATGGCACTCGATATCGTAAAAATGATCTAACAACATTTGGTGGAACATTATTCCGTTGTAAGAAAGGACATACTGCTGGCAGCGACTCAACTTTAAACTTTAATCAAGAAGAAAATTGGGAAATTGAATTTCCAGGATTTCAGTTTAGTAACGAGTGGAACACTACTACGGTATATCAAGTCGGTGACTTGGTTAAACATGGTGGGTACTTATTTTATAGTTTAACTAATAATTACGGTAGCAATCCAAGTAACAGCATCTATCAATTAGAAGATAGAGTTGATGCAATAGATTGGCAAATTGCAGCTAAGAATATTAATTTTAGAGGCGACTGGAGCGTTACTGGATTATATAAAACAGGCGACCTAGTCCGCCGAGGCGGAAACACTTATAGTGCATTACTAGATACAACAGCCGACGGCAGTAGTCTAGATTATCTAGACGATACAAACTGGGAACTTATTACTGTTGGCCAAAACTGGCGTAATTTTTGGGCTGACGGCAATCGCTATTCTCCTAACGATCTAGTAATTTTTCTAGGAAGCACATATAAATCGATAACTGAGCATGTGTCAACGGATCAGAATTATCCTGGAGATAACGGCTCAGGATATTTCTACTGGGAGTTGGTACTATTAGCTGGTTCTGAATCAGGTCTTAGACTTCGAGGAGATTTATTAACTTATGATCTTAGTCGTGGCGCAGCAGGCGACGGCAGTACATTTGGCGCAGCAGCAGTTAATATTGGAACTCCTGGACAGGTAGTTGCTATTAACAATACAGATAGTGTTATCTATAAAATCTTCGGACAAGCTAACAGAGTTGTTTACGTAGATATCAATGGCACTGATGATACCTCTGATCCACAACAAGGAAACAGTCAATTTAAACCATGGCGCACAATTAGATTTGCCTGTGATCAACTAGACGACGGATTTGCCGGAACATCTACAGTAAAAGTTGGCGCTGGCACATACGATGAAATTTTGCCAATAAGTGTCCCTGCAAGAACAGTGGTGTTAGGCTCAGAGTTAAGAACTACTGTGATAAATGCCGCTGGACCGATTGCATCATTGGCATTAGATAGTGCTTACACTATTGCAGTGTTAACTAGAATTTCACAAGTAATTGAAGGAGTAATTGGAGGTACAGAATTAATACCGCCAAAAACTGTTGGAAATTTAAAAGATCAAGTAATATTAACTGAAACAGTTTCAGAAACAGTTATAGATGAGTATGGTATTTCTACAACATCAACTTCTACAGGGGTGGTAGTAGCTGATCAACAAGCCGCAACTGATATTCAACTATTAATTTTAGATATTAAAAATTATATTAATTTTTATGTTAATTCAACTGGAATTGATCCGACATTAGTCGGTAGTAACGTTGCGATTACATCAGCTGGATACGTAAATGCTGTGCGTATTCTCGAAGCTAACAGACAGTTCATAATTGCTGAAGCTGTTGCATTTATTGAATTTACTCACCCAGACTACAATTTTGATAGCGAGCTAGTTAAAGCAGACTTAAGTAGATACATTGATGCATGGAAGTATGACATTATCTATACTGGTAATTATAAATCAAAATTAGCAGCAAGATGCTATCGTAATTCGGTATTAGGCTCAGCAACTGAAGATATGTTTTACTGCCGCGATACTACTGGAGTTAGAAACTGTACATTAACAGGGTTAGCTGGAGTCTTAAATCCGTTAGGAGTGGCTGATATTTTTAGAGTGCCCACTGCTGGAGCATATATATCATTAGATCCAGGCTGGGGTCCAGCTGATAATCGTACTTGGATTATTAATCGTTCTCCTTATATTCAAGGAGTTACTACATTTGGTACTGGATGTACTGGGCAAAAGATCGACGGTAACTTACATAATGGCGGAAATAGATCTATTGTATCTAACGACTTTACACAAGTAATCAGTGATGGTATTGGTGCATGGGTTACGAATAATGGTAGAGGAGAGCTTGTATCTGTTTTCTCGTATTATGCACACATTGGCTACTTAACTCAAAACGGCGGAATTATTCGTGCAACTAACGGTAACAGTTCATACGGTACGTTTGGAGCCATTGCATCTGGAGTTGACCTAACAGAAGTACCTGTAGCAGCAGCAGTTGGTACTAGAGCCAACGAGGCAATTATATCATCGGCGTTTGCCGGCGACTTCGTTGATGAGATTCAAATATTTGAGTGGACTAATGCTGGACAAGATTATACACAAGCAACTGCTACCTTTGTAGGAGCTGGAGTAGACGCTGAAGTATTATTTGAAGAATTTAGAGATGACGCAGTGTTTGAAGCACGTCGTTTAGATGTCAGTGAGACTATCACACAGGATATCGGCGGCGGCGGCTACATCATTGTTCAGAACAACGCACAAACAGGAAACGCAACAACTATCACTCTAGCAACTAATGATCCAAACGCACAATCTAATTATCTAGGCATGAGAATTGTGTTAACTAGCGGACCAGGTACTGGACAATATGGTTACGTAACAGCTTACAATAATACAAGTAAAGTTCTCACAGTTTATAGAGAAAGTGACGATCAGCCCGGCTGGGATCATGTTGTTCCGGGAAAGCCAGCAACTATACCGTTAACTACTGGAACTACATATCGAATAGAGCCAAGAATTATCTTTGCAGCTCCTCAGTACATTGCTGCTGAAGTTACTACTCCTGTTAGTACTACTTGGACTGATATTGCCTACGGTGAAACTACTGAAACATATACAGAGTTAACAGCCGGTACAGGCACTGGCAGTGTCGATGGTCGTGATGGCCTAGTAGTAACTGCCGCAACTTTTACTATTACTAAAATTGGAAGAGATTACACTGTTGATATTGCAACGGCAGGTTCAGGGTACCTTGTTGGCGACCAGTTAATAATTACTGGAGAAAAAATCGGCGGAGAAACTCCATTAAACGATTTGTTACTTGTAGTAACTTCTGCTAGTGATGACAGCACTAACTCAATTTTAGCTATTGATCAGAGAACATTCGGAGCAGGAAACGGCATCGAAGCATCAAGCGGTAAATTTGTTGTTATCTCGTCAGGCGGAACAGCAGGCCTTTATAGCGGCGACGGAGACACATGGGAATCATTTACTTTACCTACTGCGGGAGACTGGAAATGTACAGCCGCAGGCGATAACAAATTTGTAGCCATCCGTACAGGAAGTAATGCCGCAGCTAGTTCATTGGACGGAATAACATGGACTGCTAGAACGATGCCAGCAAGTAGGCTTTGGAACTCAGTTGTTTACGGTAACGGTATATTTGTTGCAGTTGCTGGTGATTTAGATGCAGGAGCTATTAGTACTAACGGAACTACTTGGACATCAACTAATTTACCAGAATTTGGCGACTCAAGTTTTAGCGAATGGGTTGACATAGCCTACGGCGCAAGAAAATTTGTAGCATTGTCAAATAGTGGAAACTATGTTGGAATTGGAGTATATAACAGTGAAGACGGTATTATTACATGGACTCCTCGCACAATGGATGTTATTGCTGACTCATCTAACAAGTCTTGGCAAAGTATTGCATATGGCAATAATAGATTTGTGGCAATATCATCTACTGGTGACGTCGGATACAGCTTTGATGGAGTAGAATGGTATCCAGGAACGATGCCAAGTCAGGACGGATCAACTTCACACAATTGGAAGAAAATTAGATACGCCCAAGGCGTATTCTTTGCTATTGGCGATACTGGAGCACGATTAGTCGGCGCTGATGCTACTGCAGGACCTACAACTTTCGCAGCAACATCATTCGACGGCATAGTTTGGACTAACAGAGAATTAGCATCAGAGCAATCATGGGAAGCAGTTGGCTTTGGAAATCCTTACATTGCGTCAAGAGACTCGTCTATAGGAAAACGTTCACCAATGTGGGTAGTAGTTCCTGCGGCTACTGATAAATTTAACAAAGTGTTAACAGGAGCTAGAGCGTTAGGAAGAGCAACTGTTGTAGCAGGCAAAATATCAGAGATTAGATTATGGGATCCGGGATCAGGCTATCTTGATGGTCCTGCGATTACGCTAATTGATCCAAATAATACATCTGATGTGCTACTTGAAAGTAGAGTCGGAGACGGAGTATTACCTAATCCAACATGGATTAACCGAGGGTTGGGATATCGTACTAATTCTACTAAAATTACAATAGCTGGAAATGGATTCGCTGACATTATTCCGTCCGGTAAATTTATTGTTATAAACGAGTTGGAAAATTATCCAGGACCTGGCGCACAGCTAACTATTGCTGGTCTCGAGGGTATTTTCACATTAGTTGCAATTACACCAATTGGGCAAACTGATCAAGGACTTGCTGCAAGGATTCGAATTAGTCCGGAAATTACAGTTAGAGATAACCTACAACACAATACTCAGGTATCCATTAGATCACGATATAGCCAATGTCGAATTACTGGACACGACTTTTTAGACGTCGGAACTGGCAATTTTCAAGAAACTAATTACCCACTATTATATTCAGGATTTTATACACCTTCTCCAGAAAACGAAATTGTTGAAACAGGCGGTGGCCGCGTATTCTATACAAGTACTGATCAATCAGGTAATTTTAGAACAGGCGAATTATTTGCTGTAGAACAGGCAACTGGTACTGTTACAATTAGTGCAGACTTCTTTGACTTTAGCGGATTGACAGAATTGACCTTGGGTGGTATTAGAGTAGGAGGTACTGGAGCAGTAGTTAGGGAATTTTCAACAGATTCGTTATTTACTGCAGATTCTAATAATGTAGTTCCTACACAACGAGCAATTCGTGCGTACTTGGCAGGAAGATTAAGTATTGGTGGATCAGAAATTGCAGTGGGAAGTTTTATTGCAGGTACAGTACTAGTAGGTCCAGATAAAATGGGAAATACTGCTGGGTCAAAAATAATCTTTCCTAAACTCGCAAAATTTGAAGGCGAGTTTGCAGGCGTCAGCGGCAGTATACTAGCACAAACTATGTTTTATAAATCATTCTAAACAATAGTAATAACAGATACATAAATATAAGATACGGAGTAGAAAATGGCAGAATTTAAATTAGGTAGAATTAGATTTGTATGGAAAGATGTATGGATCACCGGTACAACATATTATGTTGACGATGTAGTTAGAAACGGCGGCAAAACCTATATTTGTACTGTAGGACACACAGCCGCTGCCGACTTCTATACCAATCTTGATTACAATCCAACAAAATGGAATCAAATGACAGACGGTCAAGAATGGAAAAGTGACTGGACTGTAGGTACATTTTATAAAGATAACGATGTTGTAAAATACGGAGCTCTTTTATATATCTGTACAAATTCTCACACATCGGCTGCTACCTTAGCACTAGGGCTTGAAGCTAATTTGCCAGACAATTGGGATGTATTTGCTGAAGGTACCGAGTGGAAAAACACCTGGACAATTAGTACTCGATACAAAATCGGCGATCTAGTTAGAACCGGCGCATACACATATGTTTGTAAGACCGGACATACTTCAGCAGCTACTGAACTATTAGGATTAGAAGCCAACGCCGCAAATTGGGACGAGTTTAACGCCGGATTAGAATATAAAGGCGCATGGAGTGGAAGCTCAGTACTTTACAAACTTAACGATATTGTTAAACAAGGTGCAGGATTATGGATTTGTATAGATAAACACATTTCTACTACTAACTTCATTACTGATAGTTCCGCGTACTGGAGTCAGTTTGTTGAGGGTGTACAATTTGAAGATAATTGGAACAGTTCAACAGTCTACCAGATAGGTGATATTGTACGTTACGGCGGCAATCAATATATTGCAATAACTAACCATTTCAATGCAACGCCTAGTACAAGTACTGCTATCTGGTCATTATTTAGTGAAGGCATTACGTTCGAATCAGAATGGAGTAGTGCAACTGCCTATCGTGTCGGTAATGTAATTAGCCAACGCGGATACACATATATTGCCACCGCAGACAGTACAAATCAAGAACCGCCAAACTTAACATACTGGCAAAAACTTAATTCTGGTATTTCATGGCAAGCCGAGTGGGTAGATGATGTTATATACAAATTGGGAGATGCAGTCCGTTACGGATCAAATGCTTATATCTGTGTATTGGGTCATAAATCTGAAGCAGACGATGGATCAACTATTGGCAATGATCCACAAGGCGGCGGCAATGTAAACAGCCGTCCAGACCAAGATATTAGTGGTACGTACTGGAATCTGTTATCTATCGGTACAGAAGTATCTGTATTAACTACTCGTGGCGATTTAGTGTACTTTGGCGGAGCAGGCCCAACTAGGTTACCAATTGGTACTGAAGGACAAGTTTTACGTGCAGGAGCAGACGATCCAGAATGGGTGTCATTAGGTGCTGCTGACCAAGTGTATTATGTTGCACCACATGGTTCCGACGCACCAAGTCCAGTACAAGGCAAAACTTTAGATAAGCCGTTTAAAACAATCCGATACGCATGTGAGCAAGTTGAAAACGGACCACGTAACCCTAGCGCACAACGACTATTAGAACTGAACCGCGTGTTTATTCAACGTGAAGTTACTAGCTGGATTGACTATCAAGTTGCAAATGCAACTTCTGACAGCATTTGGGAAAACTTTGTATACGAAGATGCCAAGTGCGCAAGAGATATTGGGTTCGTTGTTGACAGACTACAGTGGGATATTGGGCATGGAGGCAATTTAAAGATTAGAGCAGCAGCTCAATCTTTGCTAGGACTTTTAGTCGATGGACCATTTTCAGTAGCCGAAGAAGATGCACCATATTCTACATTATCGTCAGAAACAGCTCAAGGAATCGCAGCATATAATTATCTGCTAGTGGTTGTTGCAGCAGTGTTAGCTAACCAAGCACCTGCAGTTGCATATCAAAATGTAACAGATGATTCTACAGCAATTGCTGGACAATTTATTGATATTACATTAGTTGCAGAAGCAGGAGTACTAACAACTATTACTTTACTAGTGGCCATTATTACCGATGCACTAGCTAATCCTACACAAGTTGGACCGTTACCTACAATTCCTGCAAGATACGTACCGTTCACATTAATTAATGTAGCAACTGGGCAGTATCGTGAAACATTGCCAATTATTGTACCAGCAAACACTTGTATACAAGGTGACGAACTACGTTCTACTAATGTTGGTCCAGCAGGCAGCTTAGTTGATATTTCAGATAGCTACTACAGCCTTAGCTCTCTGGCACACATTAGTGGATTTATTGGCAATATTGTTACAGGCAGCACAGTCACACCGACAACCGGAAACATTGTAGCACAAAGCGCAAATTGGCCATTCGCTGATGTAGCAGAAAATGTTGCCGTTACTCAATTAGTTGACGTAATTAAGTTGCAAAGTGATTATCGCTTAGGCACATTGCATACTACAAATCTTATAGATCCTGTGGGCTACAATGCCGGCTATCTAGCAGGATATGGTAATGCTAGAAAATTAATTAAAGAAAACAAAAAGTTCTTGCAAGAAGAAGTAATTACGTATCTTAAAAATTCATACAGTTCTCTAGCATTTACTGGATCAATTGCTGGAAATGTGTTAACTGTTACTTCAGTTGAAAGTGGCGTGGTTACTAATGATGCATTAATTCACGGTGAAAGTGTAATTCAAGGCACACGTATCGATAAACAACTTTCAGGCGCTACTGGTGAAATTGGTACATACGAAGTAAGTAAGTTTCAAACAGTGCCATCTACTATAATTAAAGCTGATACAAAATATAGTAGAACTGCTAATCGAAGAGATACTGGGTATGCAATTGATGCCGTGATATATGACTTAACTTACGGCGGAAACTCTCAAAGTGTTACTGCTGGTCTAGCATATTTTGATGGCGACAGTGCTGACAGTACTATTGCTAAATCAATACTTTCTGCATCATTTAAACCAGCAACACTTGCCGGACTTGCATTTTTAAAAACTAGAATGCAGGCAGTTGCACTCGGTAGCGCATTTACTCCACTACAGACTGTGATTACACCGTATACTGATACAGTAGGCAGTGCAGAATCGTCAACACTTATTGGTAATAGTTTAGATGCAATTATTGAAATTATCGATACTGGTCCTGGCGCAGTTGGATCTACCGTAACATTATCTGACCCAGCTACTACTGACGGAGTAAGCTCTACTACTGCATTAATTGGTGCATATAGTGCATTGAATTCAGCAGCAGCAACTATTAGAGCAAATACAATCTCCTATATTAATGCACAATATCCGGCATTAACATACGATAGTGCAAAGTGTTCAAGAGATATTGGTATTATTCTAAAAGCTGTTGGCTACGATTTTATGCTTGGTAATGTTGCAGCTAATAATGTGTCTACTAACTTTAAATCAATTATTGCAGCACAGTCTTATTTGAGAGATAACGCTGCTGAAGTATATACTTTAGGACAAAAGGCAGTTACTATAGAAGCAATTGAGTATGCTCGAACACAGGCTATTGCTAATGTGAGTAGTGATGCAACTGCGATTGCACGTATAAACATATTGATGCCTTTGATTACTACGATTATCTACAGCGGATCAAATGAAGGAAATGTTTGTTCAACAGAATTACGTAACAGAGATTATGCAATCTTACAACTTGAACTTAACCGATCATTTATTGTAGCAGAAGTTAATGCATATATTGCTAATACCTTTAGTGATACTGCTACCGCTGTGACTACTAACGTAATTACAATTAGCGATACTAGCTGGTTAAAAAGAAACGCTGAGATTGTATTCAGTGGCACAACATTTGGCGGGATTACCGTAGGTACTAGGTATTATGTTCAAAGTGTAGTTAGCTCAACTACCTTTACAGTATCCACAACACGTTATGGAACTGCTGCATTATTTACTGACGATACAGGGTCAATGGCTGTTAATTTAGCTTACAACACAGAGTCATGCGCACGAGATGTTGGTACATACATTGACGCACTAAAGTGGGATTTGAAATATACTTCTAACTATCAATCAAGATTTGCTTCACGTTATTATGCAAATGCAGTGCTTGGAAGTCTAGAAGAAGATATGTATTATCTACGTGATGGCACTGGATTACGAGATCAGACATTAGTTGGACTAACAGGTGACATGTTAGCAGAAAATGAATTTGGCACTAGCCGCGTGTCAGCTGGAGCATATGCAAGTTTAGATCCAGGTTGGGGACCAAATGACTTCCGTACATGGATTATCAGCCGTTCACCGTATGTGCAAGGGTTAACTACATTTGGTAACGGAGCAGTAGGACAAAAAATTGACGGCGCATTGCATAATGGCGGTAACGATTCTATAGTATCTAATGACTTTACGCAGGTAATATCAGACGGTATCGGTGCTTGGATCACCAACAATGGTCGTGCAGAGTTAGTATCTGTGTTCTCATACTATGCACACATAGCATACCTAGCTGAAAACGGCGGACGAATCAGAGCTACTAATGGCAATAACTCTTATGGAGATTTTGGTTCTGTAGCAGAAGGATTCGACGATCGCGAAACACCAAACACTGCGGTAGTCGATAACATATTGCAGTTTGTTGCAACAGTCGGTAATGTAACTACAACTGGCGCACAGTTTATTGGTTTAGAGTTTAGTAATGCAGGTATAGACTACACTGATGCACAATTTGTACTAACGGGCGGCGGAATTAATGCTACTTCTGAAGCGGACGAGTTCCGAGACGATGCAGTTTACCAAGTTAGATTGGTGCAATTAGCAGAAGATGGGCTTAATGGCGAGTTTGGCGGCTCAGGATACCTAACTAACTCCAACACAGCTCAAGCAGGATCTACTACGCAAATTACACTAGCTGCTACTGATAGTACAATTAGTACAGGATATATTGGAATGAAGGTAGTAATTACTGGCGGAACAGGAGTAGGCCAGTTTGGTATCATCGATACATACAACACCGGTACCAAAATTGCCACAATAATTACCGAATCTACAGGCGCAGCAGGGTGGGAACATTTTGTAGCAGGAACTACTATTGCTTCTCCGGATGCAAGTACTACGTACACTGTTGAACCAAGATTAACGTTTACAGCACCATCATATGCTTCTGCGGCAGGAACAGGGCTTCCAACTGCTGGTACATACACTGATGTAAAATTTGCATCAGCAGTAACTACTTACCTCGGAGTTGCTGGCACAGGCGGCACAGGAACTGGCGCTACATTTAATGTTATCAAGAAAGGAACCAAGTACCTTGTAAGTATTGCCGCTGCCGGAACTGGATATGTTAGATTAAACACTCTAACAATTGCAGGGACATCGCTAGGCGGTGTTAGCACAACCAATGATATCACTATCACTATCACAGCAATTAACAGCCTATCTGGTGCAGTACTTGCAGTTGACACTACTGGTAGCGGAGTTGGCGGCAATTTTGTTGCATTGTTGTCAGGAAGTGCTACAGCTGAAACATCAATCGGCGGCACATGGACCTCAAGAACACTATCTGCTAGCAGAGATTGGATTGCCGCTGCATCTGGACAAGATATTACAGCTATCACCGCTGACAGTCTAGTAGCTGGAACAGCATATAAGATTACAGTATTAGGTGATTCGTTGTTCAATACAGTAGGAGCAGTAAACAACTTTGTTGGAACTACATTTATTGCCACAGGCGCTACTACAGGCACTGGAACAGTTGTAGCAGTTAATTCTATAATAGTTGCAATTGCAACTGGCTCTAACACAACTACACGCTCAGTCGATGGCGGAATTAATTGGACAGCCGGCGGAAACTTACCTGCAACTACTACTTGGACTAGTATTGCCTACGGTGGCGGAGTATGGGTTGCAGTTGCTACGGGCGGAACTGCAAATGCATATAGCACAAACGGCGGACTAACATGGGTAGCCGGAGCAGTATTGCCTGCAAGCACTACTTGGACTAGCGTTACTTACGGTGCTGGAAAATTTGTTGCAGTAGCTTCAGGCGGAACTCAAGCAGCATACTCTATAAATTACGGTTTAACCTGGGTTACGGCTGCTTTACCATCTAGCACTAACTGGAAGAGTGTTGAATTTGGCAATAATAGATTTGTTGCAGTATCAAGTACTAGCGGAACAGCAGCAGCTTTCAGCTTAGACGGCATTACTTGGGTAGCTAGCACTATTATTAGTGCTGCTTACCTGTCAGTTGCTTACGGCCAAGGAACATTTGTTGCAGTAGGCGCAGGTACAACAGCAGCTAGCTCTCCAGACGGAGTTGTTTGGACTTCAAGAACTATTAGTACAAGTAACAGTGTAGCCGTAGTATTTGGAAATACAAATAGAATTGGTAAATTTGTAACAATTAGTAACAGCGGCGCATCTAATGTTAGTGTGATAACTGCTAGCACCCGTGCCCGAGCAAGAGCGCAAGTAGCTAACGGTAAAATATTTGCAATTAATATCTTAGAACCTGGATCGGGTTATGCTTCATTGCCAACAATGACCATTACTGACCCTAACAATATCTTCGAAGCACCATTTACAGTCAGAACAGGTAAAGGAACATTAGCCAACCCGTCATTTATTAATCGCGGAATCCAGTACGAAACAGCAAGTGCTGAGATAGGTAGTGGCGACGGATTTGCTGATAACTATCAAACAGGTAGTTTTGTTGCAGTTCGACAACTAGCAACACGTCCAGTAGCTGGATCTAACGTAGTGTTCGATGGTGTACCAGGAGTAACTTTTAAGTTAGTAAATATTGTAACTTTCCTTGGTACGAATGATGGAGAATATACAGCATTCTTACAAATAAGTCCTCAATTAACAATCAGTCAAGCTCCTGAACATTTAGAGGGTGTAACTACTAGATTGCGCTACAGTCAGGTACGATTAACTGGACACGATTTCTTAGACATTGGTACAGGTAGCTTCACAGAAAGTAACTACCCTAATGATCCATTGCAAGATCCAATACCGGGTAACGAGACGGTTGAAGCTGACGGCGGACGAGTATTCTTTACTTCAACTGACCAAGACGGCAACTTCCGAGTTGGTAGTTTGTTTGCTATTGAGCAGTCGACTGGTATTGCTACATTGAATGCTGATGCGTTTAATATTAGTGGTCTACAGGAACTTAATCTAGGTAATGTTACACTTGGTGGCGGATCAGCAACTATTACAGAATTCTCAACAGATCCGTTCTTTACAGCAGATAGCGATAATATTGTACCAACACAGCGAGCAATTAAAGCATTTATTGCTTCACAAATTGGTGGCGGTGGCGCATCGTTGAACGTAAATAGCGTAACAGCAGGTGCTATTTTTATTAGCAGTAATGTAATTACTACAGTTACAGGTACACCGATTAAGATGAATGCAACTTTTGAATTCCGTGGTGGAGTAATAGGCTTACCACTAGCATTCAACTACTTTTTAAACTAAATACATTGGAGAAATAAATTATGGCAACAGGAAGATTAGGAACAGCAGATTTAACAGCAGCAACTAACACTACGGTGTATACTTGCCCTGCTGATACATTTGCAGTAGTAACAGTTAGTGTATGTAATCGCGGAAGTGGTTCGGCAACAGTTCAACTGGCAATTTGTGATACCTCAACTCCGGGTGTCGACGAGTATCTAGAATTTGATATAACTTTACTAGCAAAGGGTGTGTTAGAGCGTACTGGTATTGTACTAGATGCAGGAAAGTTACTGGTTGTAAGATCAAGTGCTATTAGCGTTAATGCAATAGTATATGGTATTGAAACCGCCACAGTTTAAAAAAGGATAATATCATGGCAAGAAAAATTACAGGCGGACTGGCAGGTAGTTCGACATTTATAGGAACTATTCAGATTTCGGCCAATGCAGAACTTGCTACAGCAGACGATCAAAATATTACCATTAGTCCTGGAGCTGGCGGCATATTAATTTCTACCACGGCTTTTGAGTTAAGCACCCAGAGCGAGTTAAGATTTTCAGATGCTGATAGTTCAAATTGGGTAGGTTTTAAACCTCCTGCAACTATTGTATCAGACGTAATCTGGACATTACCGGCAACTGACGGATCTAGCGATCAGGTATTAACTACAAATGCAGCAGGTACACTAAGTTGGTCATCGAAGTCAGTTATAATTGGTGATGAAATTACTACAGCAACTTTTCAGTATCCGTTGTTTACCACTGCTACATCAGGCGCAGCAACATCAGTTAGTGTGTCGAGTTCAAAACTGACATATCAACCTAGTACCGGAACAGTATCTTCCTCTGAACTAAGAGCTAGTGCTTCTACAGGGTCATCAAGTAAGACTACGGGCGCATTAGTTGTAACTGGCGGGGCAGGCATTGGTGGATCACTATATGTAGGCGGCGATATTGTTGCATTTGCTGCTTCTGATATTAGACTAAAAGAAAATATTACAAAAATTGATAATAGCTTAGAAAAACTATTAAAAATATCAGGATATGAGTATTACTGGAATAGCATTGCGCAAGAACTACATCCAGAGCGAACTACGCTAGACGTGGGAGTTATTGCTCAAGAAGTAAAGGAAGTATTGCCATCAGCTGTAGTCCAAAGAGACGACGGGTATCTTGCTGTAAATTATAATAAGATAATTCCTTTGTTAATAGAGTCTATTAAAACTCTAAAAGAAGAAATTGACAATATTAAAAGAGAGATTTAATAATGGCAGTGCAACTATCAAATTGCGGTATTATTTATTCCAACAATCAACATAAGTGTACGATTGAAGAAAAAATAGAAGTTTATGTTTATAACGGAAACCATTGGTCGCCTGCAAATGGTGGCAGATGTTGTGGCTGGGTTGTGCCTACAGGGACTACTTCTATAAAGTTTGAAATACTATCAGGCGGCGGGCCAGGTGGCTCATCAGGCGGCGACTATGATTATGGTATAGGCGGACAGGGCGGCAATTATACTGCAAAAACACTACAAAAATCAGTGCATGGATTTACAGATGGTCAAACATATACAGTATGCGCCGCTGGCACATCGGATTGTAGTTGCTGTTGTTCGTGTAACGTAAACTGCCGTCATGGATGCACAGGTTGGGTCCAAGGAACAGGTCTAAGTAATTTCTGCGCTATTGGCGGCATGGGTGGCCCAACGATCTGGGACAAGATGAGTCAATGTTATAACTGTCACATTGGCAATGTCCAGTGTAATCTAGGATTATACAACTCTAGCTGGCAGGCAAATGCCTGCAACTCACCGACTTATGGCGGCGATATGGAATTTAGAGGTACAGCTGGATCTATGAACCGAGAGTACAGCTGTTGTGCAGACCACTTCTCAGTTGCAGGTTCTCCATCAGGACCAATAAGTGCTGCCCACGGCATAGGCGGAAAGCATCCATGTGTTGGCAACTTAGCCTGTTGTTCTGCACATGCGGCTTATCCAGGTGGCGGCGGAGCAGGTCACACAACAATGTCATCAAATGCATGTTGGGGCAGCTTTGGTGCCGGCGGCCTAGTTAAAATAACATATAGTTAAGAGGAAATAAAAAAAATGCCAGTACAATTATCAAATAACGGTATAGTATATGCTAATGGACAGCACCAATGCGCAATTGCTGAAGTTAAAGAAATATGGGTATATAATACAAACAACTGGACGCCAGAAAACGGCGGAAGATGCTGTCAATTTATAGCCCCAGCAGGAACTACTTCTATAAAGTTTGAAATATTATCAGGAGGCGGCCCAGGCGGCTCCTCAGGTGGTGACTATGACCACGGTGTAGGAGGCGCAGGCGGCAATTATACCGCAAAGACATTGACTAAATCAGTGCATGGATTTGGAGATGGTACTGGGTATACTGTGTGTGCTGCTGGTTCGTCAAACTGTAGCTGCTGCTGTTCATGTAACATGAACTGCCGTCATGGATGTACTAGTTGGGTTCAGGGAACTGGCCTAAGTAATTTCTGTGCAATTGGCGGCATGGGCGGCTCAACTAGCTGGGATATGACATCAAACTGTTATAACTGTCATATTGGTAATACTCAATGTGACAGAGGTAACTACAACGCAGGTTGGGTCAACCATAGCTGCAACTCACCAACTTATGGCGGCGATATTGAATTTAGAGGAACTACGGGATCATTTAACAGGCAGTATAACTGTTGTGCAGATGCATTCTCAGTAGCAGGTGGACCAAGTGGACCATTTACTGCTCCTCATGGCATAGGCGGAAAACATCGATGTGTTGGGAACTTAGCCTGTTGCTCTGCACACGCGGCGTTCCCAGGTGGCGGGGGCGCGGGACACGCAACTGACTCATCAAGTGCATGTTGGGGTAGTTTTGGCGCCGGCGGCCTAGTTAAAATAACGTATAGTTAAGGAGAATAAAATGGCAAAAATAACTAAAATGCTAACATATAGCGTACCAGATGAAATGTACTCAACTGCAACTACGTTGGGTAAAACTAGTACACAGTTGTACAACGGTCCAGCCGAATTGATACTTTGGATTAGTAAAGATACCGGCCGGGTTACACAATCGTGGGAAGCAGAAAATGAGCCAGCACAACCGCTGCCATTGGATCTTAAAAGAGAGATCTTAAAAGCAGACACTGACGAAAACTGTATTAGAATTGGATTAATACACAGCGGATTCGACAAGCCAAAAATTTACGAAGTTGCAGTTGGCCCAGCTGATGCGGCAAATGCTACAGTTGTAGATCCGTCCGATGTTAGAATAGTTTACAATAGAGAGACTGTAGATAGCGACTATACTGCACCTCTTTCGTTCTTTGAGTACCTACGAGATAGGTCAATAGAGTTTACTAAAATTGAAAGAAACTCACTATTAGCAGCTAGTGACGGTAGACTTGCATCAGATATGCCTGCTGCATTAAAAGAACAATGGATGACATACAGACAAAAACTTAGAGATTTGCCAGCAGATTGGGCAGGAGTTCCAGGCTACCTAATAAGATTTCCAATGAGCCCCGATGACTCTGTTGATATGGAATTTAATGACCCATACGTTGATGTTATTAGAATTGCTGATAGAACTGATATAGACAATGATGCATTGTCACAGCTACCTGCTGGCGTTAAGTAATCTTAAATAGTATTATGCTGGAAACGGCACAATACTTAACAGCCACATTGTTCTTAGAGGTACATACTTCACAATAAATATTATAATACGATGAGTTATCAAAGGTTGTAATATTAATGAAAAAAGCATTTTTTATAAATGGCGGCGCAGGCAGAGTACTATGTGCAATTCCCGCACTAGAATATTACGTCAAACATATCGATCCGACTGTAGTTATTATTGTCGAAGGTTGGATCGATTTATATTTAACTAGCAAAATCTTAGCAAGTAATGTACATCCTGCTAACGACCCGAATCTTTTTGAAAAATTAAAAGACAGAGAAATAATTACTCCCGAACCGTACAAACTAAACGCATACTTTACTCAACGATGCAATCTTGTCCAAGCATTTGATATGTTGATTAACTACGACGTTCCGCCCGAAACTATTCCAGAAACAAAAGAATACAATATCTTTATTGGTAAAAAAGACATTGTAACATCAAACGAACTAGTTAATGAAGCTAGGAATCATTTTAAAAAGCAACAAGTAGTAATATTTCAACCATTCGGATCTACAGCTAGAATACAAGGCGATGTTATAATTGACGAAAGTGGTAGATCATTTGAAGTTGACGATATTATAAAAATACTCGAAGAACTGAATAAAAATTACGCCGTTATAATGATGAGCGAGTTAAAAATTCCTACAAATAAAGCATTAGGAGTAATGGTTCCGGAGAGTGTTAGCCTATTACAATGGACCGGAATTGTTAATGCTGCTGATTATTTTTTAGGTTGCGACTCAGTTGGACAGCATATTGCACATGCTCTAAACAAACCAGGTACAGTGGTTATAGGCAGCACATTCCCAGAAAATATTTCGTATCCTAGTAGCAGTACACTTACGATACTAGATAATGGCAAAGACGAAAGACGATATTCTCCAATAAGAGTTGTAGTAGATATTAGAATTGATAGGCATAACGAAAATTTAATGAAACTTAATGACGAAACTATCAAGACACTTACTAAAGGAATTAAAACTACTTTAAGTAAAACTACCAGTACATATACTGAACCTAAACAACTTGCTGGTTGTTCTACTCCCGGTTGTTCTTAAAATAAATGCTACAAGGAAAAATAATGCAAAAAACAGGTTATATCGCAGGTATTGCTCGAGGACATAATGCAGGAGTTTGTCTTTTAAAAGATGGAGAAATTGTATTTGCTATCGAAGAAGAAAGATTAACTCGACAGAAGTATGACGGCGGCCCGTTTGCTAGCATTTTAAAAATACTTGACTATACTGATAAAATTGATTATTTGGTAATTTCACACACTGATGAATGTAATGCAAGAGTTGATTACACTGGTGAAAATATTTATTCTTCTCTAGCAAGAAAAGTTGGGCTGATTGATGATGTTAGTACACAAGTAGCTGAGTACCATGATCAACATCATAGAAATCATGCTGCATGTGCATTTTATAGATCTGGGTTTGATAAAGCAAGTGCTATTATTGTAGATGGTGCTGGCACTTTTATTAAACGTCACGATGGCGACACAATGTGGGAAGTAGAAAGTATATATGACGTATCATATCCTTCAGTGTTTACAGAAGTGTATAAACACTGTGCTGGAAACGGACCGTGGGCAACTGAGATTCACCATAACGGATGTGAAGTTGTAATTAGTGATAGAGCAGGCATTGTTAAAGCATACGAAGCCGTTACTAGATTTTGCGGGTGGCATTCAATCGAAGCAGGTAAAACTATGGGACTATTCCCATACGGTGAACCAAATAAAGCACCAAAGATTTATGAAAAAATTGGTGCAAATAAGAATTTAATCGTACCAACCTATCCCAATGGAGCATTGGTCAATGAAGAACTATACGACGAGCTAGATGATAGGCTACATAATCCAACAGTAATTCATAGAGCAGTAACAGACCCTACTGATCAACAACAGAGGCAGCGTTACGAACAACAAATGCTTGAAGCTAATGCAGAAGATGTAACGCTATTGTCCTCTAGAAGAAATATGGCGTACAATGTTCAAACTGAATCTCAGCAATTGGTGCTAGACTTAATTCTAAAATCAATTGAACGTACTGGCAATAAAAATATTGTTATTAGCGGAGGATATGCTTTAAATTGCGTAGCTAACTATTTCTATCTACAGCACTTACCAAAAGGCGTAAAGATATATGTTGAGCCAATATCAAGCGATGCTGGCACCGCAATGGGTGCAGCACTTTATCATTACTATAAAGTTACACAAGATAGGAAAATTAGAGCTAAAGACGAAGGACTATATCTTGGGCCAGTGCAGCGCATTACTGAAGATGCAGTGATAGAGACTGCAAGCAAATACGGCGGAAGCGTAACACTAGATGTTGATTACAAAGATATTATTAATACTATCCGATCAAAGAACATTGTAGCATTATTTCAAGAAAGATGTGAAAACGGACCGCGTGCATTAGGCAATCGATCACTGATGTTTGATCCAACATTTACAGATGGTAAAGATTTTGTTAATTTAATTAAGAAGCGAGAATACTTTAGACCATTTGCTGCATCTGTACTACAGGACGATGTGCATGATTGGTTCGATCTAAGAGGCATGGAAGATTCTCCTTCGATGATGTATGCTGTTAATTGTCAGCCGGGAATAGAAGAAAAGATTCCAGCAGTTATACACATCGATGGTACATGTAGAATTCAAACTGTAACTGAAGAGCAAAACTTTCATTGGTATAATTTAATTAAAGAATTTAAAAATCAAACAGGAGTTCCTGCATTGTTTAATACTAGTTTTAATTTAGGCGGTGAGCCATTAGTTGAAACTATTGACGATGCTATGCGTACTCTGTATAATTCCGGAATTAATTACATCTATTTCCCGGCAGTTAGAATGCTGGTAGAGATTGAGCATAATGCTAGAGCATGATTAAAAAAATAAATGAATGCGACATATTTGCAATCAATCCTAATTTTAAAGTATGTGTACATCAATTAGGCGATTCCAAATGCGTTATTGTTGATGACTTTTATGTTAATCCTGAAAAGATTAGAGAATTGACCCTTTCTATTCCTGCATCAAAAAGCATGATTAGAAATACTTACCCAGGATTATCAATCAGTCTTGGAATTAATCTAACAGGGTTAGCAGAAACATTTGTTAAATTAATCAATGAGAATTTTAATGATGGTCCTCGAAAGACTAGTAACGATATACGTGAAGCGTTTAATTTCATGCCATTTTTAGTAAATGTAATGCAAGGACAAGACCAGCCAACGCCTCATCGAGATAGTGCAAATCCTGGAAGATTTGCAGCATCGATATATTTAAATTACAACAACGAATCACGCGGCGGCACTGCGTTCTATTCTGAAAACGGGCAGGAACTAGGTTATGCAGAAATGATGTTTAATAGATTAGTATTATATAGACAGACTGATGTACATACAGCAGTAATGCAACCTGATTGGTTTGTTGGCGATTCTTATAGAATTAATCAAATGATGTTTATTTAAATACGGAATAAAATATGAACAACGAAAATGAAGCTAAAATTTATTCGTTATTTCCTACGCCTTTTTATACCTATAAAACAGAAAATAGGGAATATGCTGAGATACAAACCGAATTGCAAACTGTAGTTGATAAACTTTATTTAGAAGATCAATGGGGGCAAAATCCACATTGGAATTCTAACACCAATTGTCTGTCTAATAAAGGTAATTTTGGAGAGTCTATTTTACGAGTCGAAGAAATGAGGGCAGTTACGTCATGTATTATGCATAATTGTCTCAATTATATGAGAATGATGAATGTTAAACCTCTTTATAAGCCTGCAATTGAATCCTCATGGCTAACACTAACCAAACCCGGTCAGTATGTTCATCTTCATGATCACGGGACCAGTCATATTAGCGGAGTATATTGGTTCAAGACAAATGGTCAAGATGGTGATATAGTTTTTAAAAATGCGCTTAAAGCATTAAAATGTAATCCAATCGGAAGTTCATATGCTCATGAAAACGCATTCTCTCCGGATCAAGGCAGAATAAGTATGTGGCCAGGCTATTTAGATCATAGCGTTGATGAAAATAAAACTAATGAAGATCGTATTAGTTTATCTTTCAATATTTTATTAGAAACCGGAGCAACTAATTAATGTTATATATTTTCGGCGACAGTTTTAGTTTACCCAATGCTCATAAGGATGAAGTTATTGGGATTAACGGCCCGGTAACGTTCATGCCTTTAGAAAAGAATTGGACCGATATTGTTTTTGAAAGTTTTACTGGAGATAGCGATTATATAAATGACGCTGTAGCTGGCTGTGCCAATGAGTATATTTTCCATACCCTAAGAAGTCGTGAACCGTCATTTAAAAGTGGTGACTATGTTATAATACAACTTACTTCTTATTACAGAGAATGGTTCTTTGAAGATAACCCAGACATGGGAAACTTCCTAAATGCAAAATTTGTGCCCGGAATTCATGTTACAAAAGAACAAGCCGAAGCATTAGAAATGTATAAAAAATATTTATATTCCGATCACCGCCTTTTAATACACTATGATGCAATTCTTGATGCGATAACTTTTAGAACTAAACTATATGCACAGCAAGGTGTTCGATGTTTGATTCTACCAGGGTTTCACTCCGTTACAGGAGTAGAAGGCACTATGTTTAACACTTCAAGCTCTGAGTTTGACTACGATGAAACGGCTGCGATATATCGTGCAGCAACTGGCGACCTGCGTTTTAATCACTTTTCAGAAGTTAATCATAAAATTTTAGCAGACAAAGTAATTGACTTCTTTAACACTGGTAATACTGTAGATCTCACAAGTAATTTTAAAACTGGCTTGTACACCAAAGACAATATCTAATGAAAATACAACTTGAAGGATACCCAATAAGCATTTCTCGATTGAATCCTGTAGATCTAAAAACGCTACAAGATCATTATCTTCCATTAATACTAAATGGAGAAGAAGATGAATACAAAGGCGATGAAAGTAGAATTTCTAAAAATGCATCTCAACGCTGGTGCGATGCTGAATTCTTTAAAAAATGGAATGATACAGTACTACCTGGACCTTACATTCAGTCCTACATAGATTCTTTTATGTTTCAATTTCCGTATAAAGTTGAAATAGATACATGGTATAATGTTCATAATCAATACGATCACCAACAATTGCATAATCATATAACAACTAATGTACCAGCATTTTCATGTATAGCGATATTAAAACAACCTAATTTGAATTCGGGCCAGCTTGTTTTTAGGACTCCTAATCTATCGAATCATTTGAAATATTTAGAATTGGACCCACTAGATCAATATCCGAATGTATATAAGCCACCAATGGAAGAGGGAATATTAATAATATTTCCATCATGCCTCGAACATTATGTATTCTATAATCAAACAACTGAATCGAGAGTTGTGTTTGCATCAAACATAGTAATAACAAGACAAGGTAACTTATATTAGTAGATCAAATAAGCATATTATTTTTTTAAAGTTTTCAACTCTTTACAAAGAACATCAAGTTTTTTCCGTAACTGAGTAATCCCCAATCTAGAGTCTCCTAGCGCCATAGGAATTTGATTACCGGAAAACATTTCTTGATGTTGATTATCAAGTTTTCTCACTTCGTTAACTAAACTTTTAAGTAATATCTCTGCTTGTGCTCGAATATCACTATTAGCTATAGCATCAATACTAGCTTGATACATTTTATATTCTTCTTGAAATCTTTCAGATTTAAGTATTTCTAACATTTTTCTAACTCCAATATAGTTTCAATTTTAGTTCTTATAACTGAATTATTTAATGTAATTTTTAATCCAGTATGTAATTGCTTAGGCAAATATTCTAGGTTACTCCAAGCAATAGTTGAGGCAGCAGTTGTTAAAAATTCTTCATCAACGAGACAAACATACGTACCATATTCAAATCCCCGGTCTTCTGATAGGTACAATTCAATAGGCAAAATACGTCCTTTAGAATACCTGTCTAATAATACATCAGCATCTTCTAGGAGCGATCGGCTACGAGGGAAGGTAGGAACTGTCCATTTAGATTCTTCTAATATAAGAAGTACCCTACCTGTTGTTTTTGCTAAGAATAGTAATCCGGCACGCTGTTGCATACCAATACTTATCGTTAGCAGTTAACTACCCTATAGTATAATGGTAACTACCCCAGTATTGGCACACAATTCTATGTTGTATTATGAATAAATATATTGATACGGGAATTATACATGTCAAACAAAGCACCTATACTAAACAGCGTAAGAATTATTCCTAGAGAATCTGACTTTCTAGACAGGAAAGTTGGGAGCAGGGGAGAAATTTTTTACGATAGAGATTCAAATACACTTAGATTATTTGATGGTGATCTGACAGGCGGAATTTCGCTTGCTAAGGCTGATCTTTCTAATATAGATAATATAGGATTTAGAAAAAAATCTGTAGAATCTAGAGTGTCAACTGTTGTTTATACAGTAACTGTTACTGGACCACAGGAGGCCGACGCGGGAAACAAATACAATCTTAACAATATTTATCGTGCAAGTCCAACTCTTGTAGTAGGATACACTTATGTATTTGATCAAGGCGATGCTACTAATGTATACTTTCCAAATGCTACCAACTCTACTCCTAATCCTCATCCTTTGAATTTTTCCGATGACAATTTAAGTGGATCGTTGGGCGGCGGCACACGTTATTTGTCCAACGTAAGATATTTTCTTAATGGGCTTACTGTAACTGAGACTGTATATAATAGTTCAGCGTTCAACTCAGCCACCTCTAGACAAGTTTGGATAACAATAACCAACTCAACACCAGCGACTCTTTACTATTGGTGTTCTAACCATTTAGTTATGGGAAATGCCATATCAGTAGCAGATCCAGGATCAGGTGGAATTGCTAATATAACCCCAGGTAGTGGCATTTCTGTAGCAGTAGTTGATAATGTAACTACTGTGACTAATACAGGTGTATTAGATATTCAAGCAGCCGCAGGGATTGCAGTTTCTGAAACCGCAGGTGCATTTACGGTATCTAATACAGGAGTGTTAAGCATTACTGCAGGTACCGGAATCACACTAACTACTAATCAAGGAGTAGTTACTATAAATTCTTCTGCTGCCGCAGGCGACTTAATTTTCTCTACTAACACTATAGATTTGTCAACAGGCAGCAGTATATCCTTTTTAACCGATGTAAGTTTTTCAGCAGATGTGGAAATAGGCAGCGAAATCGTATTTGGGGACGGTAGTAGACAAAGCACAGCAACGTTAGTAGGGCCGCAAGGCGATGAAGGCCCTCCTGGTCCTACAGGTAGCGGCGCCGGCGATGTTAGCTCAGTAAATGGCGGCTATGCAGATAACAACCTTGTCCGGTACAACGGTGTATCCGGTACATCTATACAAACTAGTTTGGCTTCTATCAGCGATACTGGAATATTATCAGCAACATCATTCAGCGGTATAGGAACAAGTCTAACAGCATTAAATGCTAGCAACTTAGCAAGTGGTACAGTTCCTAATGCTAGATTTCCTGCTACGCTGCCTGTTGCCAGCGGAGTAAACTTAACAGCATTAAATGCTAGCAACTTAGCAAGTGGTACTATGCCAGATGCTAGATTCCCTGCTACGCTTCCAGTAGTAAGCGGAATAAACTTAACAGCATTAAATGCTAGTAACTTAGCAAGTGGTACTGTGCCAGTTTTGAGGTTAGGCACTGCTGGAACTAGAGATACTACCACGTTCTTGAGAGGCGATAATACTTGGACAACCGTAGCTGGCGGTGGCGCACAATCAGATAGTTTTGCAACAATAGCAGTAGCAGGACAGACTAGTGTTGCAGCAGATTCAGCTACTGATACGTTAACACTAGTCGCTGGCACCGGTATCAGTATAACTACAGATGCAGGCACAGACACTGTGACTATTACTAACAGTTCTAGCTCTGCTAATGCTTTTGCAACTATTGCAGTTACCGGACAAAATGATGTAGTAGCAGATAGTGCTACTGATACGTTAACGATCTCCGCTGGTACAGGTATTAGCATAACTACAAATGAGAGTACAGACACAGTAACTATTACAAGTACAGTAGCCTCTGGAGCCACTGCATTTACAGGATTAAGCGATTCGGCCGGCGCAACTATAGATCAAATCTACTTACCAGCAATGACAATGTTGTTAGTAACAAATAACGGAGCATCGGCATATAGATTTGATCAATACGGATCTACTGATAACCCAACAGTATATGCAATTACAGGAATGACTATTGCTTTTAATTTAAATGTAAGCGGCCATCCTTTCCTAATACAAACACCAGGCGGTATAAATTATAATACTGGATTAATTCATGTATCAACTGGTGGTACAGTATCAACTGGAACTAATGCACAAGGTAAGGTTTCTGGAACATTATATTGGAAAGTACCATCGGACATATCAGGTGGATACCGATATCAGTGTAGCGTACACGGCTCAATGGTAGGGCTGATTACTGTTAAAACTATCTCTACTCTTTAAACTTTAGAATTATTACCCGTTAACTATTCCCCAGTATCCTGGAGCGTACTCGCCTTCAAATGCTTTCATCCATTGAGTACCGTCCCAGCGATATTGGATACCTGTACGATAGTTTTGAATATAAGTTGGAACAGTAGCAGTAGCAGGATCCCAAACTTCAACCCAGTTAGTGCCGTTCCATTCAATAATACTGTTGGCTTTGATAACTGGGTCACTAAGGTCGAGATTCTTCCAGCCATCGGGTCCATCTGCATTTGCACTATTAGGATTGACATCGTCTAACATTAGATATCTAATCTCAGGTATATTTGCCTGTCCGTTAAATGTAGTAACAGGATTGAATCTATAAGGATCAATGATTGCATCTACATAAGTTTTGCCTGCAATAACAGTATTAGAAATTTGGTTAGGATCGTCTGCAAACGACACAGTTAGAATAGTTGGATCAGTAGGGTTAATATCAAATGTGCCTACCATGTCAAAGCCGCTAGCCTGCTTAAAGAAAATATGGTCTCCAGCTTTAAACCCACCGGTAGCTGATAACAAACTATTCCAATCAACTGGTTCACCTAACTTGAATGCTTTTTGATCTAACCCTTGTGCAATAACAGCAGCACCTGGATTGACTAGTGTAAGATCGTAAATATTATCACTGATATTACCAGTATTAGATTTAAACAATAGTACACGAAAGCGCAACGGATTAGTCTGGAAAGATCCCTTATCCCGATTAAATGCTAAATCTTCAAGATTAACAATATCACCGGCTTCTGTGAACACATTAGCAATAACTGATCTAACCACGCCTAACTTCTTGACCTTGGCTGGCGGAGATAACCATATAGGCATATCGAACTCAACAGAACAAATGTCAATGTCACTGTCAGTGCCTTGTGGTATTGTTCTAGAACTAAAATTAGTTGTCTTTATATTTAGAACGCTTAAACTAGTCCAATCAATATAGTTGTCCGTTGTTTGTAACTCAAGACTAGGATTAAACAATACCATAATCTGTTCAAATAATTGTAACTTTTGATCAGTGTTACTGGTCCAGATGTCTGCTTTCATAGACAGTGTGAACGGAGTAGGCATTAGCCGTTCGACGGTATAGTTGCCGCCTTGTGCATTTTGATAATCAATTGTACCGTCGATATCGTCATATCTACGTTCTCTAATATTAACCTTACTAACAAACGTAGCATCACTCATCCGACTCATATCCATGTCAACGCCACTGATATAACAGGCAATGCGAGGAACGGTAGACATTTTGTTTTCGCTGTTATCTTTAATAATACTAGCAACTTGCCTGGTCATATCTCCGTACAGCACCGGAACACTTAATTGATTGCCTTCTCCGTCTTGATACTTAAATCCTATAAACACACGCATGAATTGCGTTACATATCGTCTTATTTGTCCGTCATAAAAATAGTCGATGATTATACAGTAGCGTTAGCCACAGCCTCCTTAGTTAACCACACTCTTTTACCATCTATAACTTTCCAAGTTTTTCCAGTATAGTGCTGTGCTTTTAAATGTGCTTCTCGTTTTTTTTGTTTATTTTCTTCGGAACAGATTTTTCCTTTCATAGGCCCGCCATCTTTCCTTTTCCATCCGCTATCTCTTCCTTCTAATCTTCTCTGTAAATGAGCAGCTTTTTGAGCATCACTCATCCGTTGTTTACTCTCTTCAGAATGTAGCTTGTTGCCACCTGCTTGTCGAATATTAAACCCATTGTTAATAGAATCGTATTGATTCACATATTTTTCCTCTAACAAGTTTAATTCTTCCAAAGATTTCGCTTCTGCAATAACTTCAAATATAAATGATTCTGATCCGTATTTTTTTAAAGCATTGTGAAAGTGATATGTTCTTGGAGTATTCCTACTATCGGCAATATGTTCAAGCCGACGCCGATTTGGATTTTGTATAGTTTGCCCTATATACGCTCTTCCGCTTTCGGTATGTATAAATTTATAGATATACATTATACATCCGCCTGTGGTCTAAGCGCCTTGCTAAGGCTTTGTTTCTCTTCAACAGTATGCCCGTCGATGACTGCTGTATTTGTATTGTTAATAAATGTACCTTTCTGTGTTTGACGAACATCTTTACCTTCAAATGTATCGCCAACTCCGGTATCGCTAGCACCTAGATTGTTCATAGTCATACGCTGTATATCTTCCATCTTAACCCATCTTGTTCCGTTGAACCTAAACAGTCTGTTAGGCATGTAATCTTTTCTTAGGCAATACTGTCCGTCTACGCCTGACAGTGGAAATGCAATGCCAGCAGTAAACGGCGCGCCGTTTGAAGGAATGCCATCTCCTGTTAGGTAACCTTGGTAGCCATTGCCCTTGGCAGTTTGTAACATTGTGCTAGCTGTTGGCCCAACATATATTGGGTCGTTGTTGGCATCAAACAACAAGTTGCCATTAGCATCAGTGGCCTGCGTTTGCAAGCTAGCATCAATAGTTTCATTGTCAACAGTTACTAGATCAGCATTTCCGTTTTCATCCAGTTGAACAGTCCAGAATTTAGTAGTATCGTATCCGCTCTTAGGAGCATCTGCTTCTGCTTGGTTAAGAACTGCTTGGGTAATCTGCATTTCTTTTTCATACGTAGACATAATGTCACGTAAGGTAGTGGTAGTATCGTTACCATCTCCGTCAGCGAGACCGTTGAGAATGTCTTTAAATTCTTGACTGTCTACTAGTGGTTTACATTTAGCACGATATAGGTGCGGATACCAAGTTACTGAATATCCTTCCGCTGCACGATTGACTTCCTCAACAACGTAAAAACGTTTTAGAGCAAACTGCAAATCGTTAAGTGCATACTCGTCTTTTAAGTGCGGTAGCTCAATTACATCGCCCGACATAATTTTACGTCCAAGTTTTTCGACAGTATCGTTAATATGAAACGTCATGAATACTGTGTCATTTTGTAGAAATAGACCAAACTGACTTAGGTTAAAGTCAATGTCTTGAATATTATAAACACCTCGCAGCCTATATATATCCGGATCATACTTACGATCTCTATTTTCTAAGAATAGTAAATCTTGTATTTGTAAAGGATTGTCTGTGGTATATGCAGGAGTTGTCGGAGTAACTTCACTGCTAGAACCAGGTCCTATATACTTGTGAACAAGTACATCGACTCCGCCGACTTGGAACATTTCCCAAACGGTTTTATCGATGAATTTAAAATCATTGCCCTTTTGGGCGCGGTAGAGGCTTAATCTTGGCATACTATATTTACCGTAACGATAAATACTTGTATGAGCCAAATAGATATTACCAAACAAAGCGTTTACGACTACTGTAAAGCCATGCTGGGTGACGGCATGATTGATATAGAGCTAGATCCTATCCATTACGAAACTGCGCTAACACGCAGTTTAGCAGTATTTCGACAACGTGCAGATAATGCTGTTGAAGAAAGTTACATCTTTTTGAATCTTGAAGAAGATCAAAACGAGTATATTTTGCCAAAAGAAATACAGGTTGTCCGACAGATTTATCGTAGAACTATTGGTTCGCGCACAGGCGGAGGAAGCGGCGGTACCGTATTTGAACCGTTTAACTTAGCCTACACAAATACCTATTTGTTATCATCAACAAACATGGGTGGGCTAGCAACATACGAACTGTTTGCAGGCTATCAAGAAATGGTTGGTAAGATGTTTGGATCTTTTATTAACTTTAATTGGAATCCACAAAACCGTAAACTAACAATTCATCAACGTCCTCGCACTCAAGAGTCAGTTATGTTGTTGGTTTATAACGTCAAACCTGATCACGCAATTATCGAAGATACGTATGCAGGACAATGGATTAAAGATTACACCCTTGCTAATTGCAAAATGATGCTTGGTCAAGCCCGTGAAAAGTTTGCCAGCATTGCAGGTCCGCAGGGCGGCACAGCGCTTAACGGGGCAGCAATGAAAGCTGAAGGACAATCTGATATGGATAGACTAAGTGAAGACCTTAAGACTGGTATTACTACACAAGGTTGGGGATGGGTGATCGGATAATGAAAGCTAATGAATTTATTTTTGAAGATGACGAAGAGTTATATACTGAAACTGCTAAAATGGTTTGGGGTGTTGGCAAGCACACTGCTCGTGGCGGCACAACTAAATTAAAATTCCGTTGTTCATCAGGACCAAGGAAGAGCCGACAAGTTAGTCATCCATCAAAATGCCACCAGCCTATGGATATGGCACAGGCCCAGAAGATGAAAACTACTAGAGCACGTACTGCTCCTCAAGCAGCTAGAAGAACTCAAAGAACTAAATCTATCAATACTGCAAGTGTATTAGCTAATAGATTGAACACTAACAAACCAAAACAACCAAAACCTTATAGATAGGTTGACCCTATATCATTATTATAGTATAATTGTCGTATAGGAGATAGTTATGATTATAGGTGTATGCGGGTTCTTAGAAAGGCCCACAACTGGTAGAACGCTGATTAACAGCGCTGACATCTATACTGCTGTTAGCAATCCATCGTTAAGATGACAATTTTTTGCAGTTCGTGATCCGATATACCACATACTAGTTGGTATATGCTTCCATTTATAAACAAATGCTTGAGATTGGTAATCTTTCATGACTTTGTATTTATAATTATGGTTGACAAGTATATAAAAGTGTAATATAATATGAAAAAGGAAAAAACTTATGGCTATAATTGGGGTAGTGGGATTTATAGGCAGCGGCAAAGATACTGTTGCGGATTATCTCGTAAATTTTCATCGGTATCGTAGAGAGAGCTTTGCATCAACTCTTAAAGATGCAGTGGCAGCAGTATTTGGTTGGGACCGAACTATGCTAGAAGGTCGTACTAAGGAAGCTCGCGAATGGCGAGAACAAGTAGATCCGTGGTGGGCAACTCGCCTAGCAATGCCTACACTAACTCCTCGTTGGGTTCTCCAATATTGGGGTACAGAAGTATGCCGCAAAACATTCCATGACGATATCTGGATCGCTAGCTTGGAAAACAAACTCCGTCTAAGTAAAGATAATGTAGTAATTAGTGATTGTAGATTTCCTAATGAAATTCAAAGTATTCGAAATGCAGGTGGTAAGATTGTCTGGGTACAACGTGGAGAATTACCTGATTGGTATCAAGTGGCTCTCGACGCAAACACAGGCCGCAATTATGCAATTCAAGAATTAAAGATGCGAAAAATTCATGCTAGTGAAACAGCATGGGTGGGCACAGACTTTGACGCTGTTCTAGACAACAATCATACTATTGACGCATTGTACAAGCAGGCCGCTTCAATAGTCAGCGATGAGGTCACCCTGCTTCCAGGCAATTCCTTCTTTGCCTAGTACTTGAGCACAGTTACAGCAAACAGTTTTTAGATTGTTAGGACGGCAGTTGTTTAAATTACCGTCTACGTGAAATACTCTAAACACTTCTTTATGCGGTGATCGAAACCCGCACTTATCGCATTGTAACTTTATCTGATACCCTGCTCTAACCCAGCGGGGTATTCCATGACCAATTCCGTTGGACATGCAGATTTCACAGAGACTTCGGTAGTATACTCTGTCATTTTTCTTGTAATTTACTGCTTTAGGGCGGTATCCGCACTTGCAAAGTGGTCTCATAAAAATACTTAGCCTTTTCTGCCCCTTTTTCAGGGGTTATAACGGACTATTTTTCCTGCATTCAGGTAAATACTTTGAGTAAACTATTACCAGGAGAATAGGGAATATGGCACTACAATCACCAGGCGTACAAGTTACAGTTATCGACGAGAGTTTTTACACACCAGCAGAGCCTGGTACTACTCCTCTTATCGTAGTAGCTACAGCGCAAGACAAAACGAACGGATCAGGGACAGCGGTTGCCTCATCCACAACAAAAGCAAATGCCGGCAAGGCATTTAAACTAACTAGCCAACGCGATCTTACTGATCTGTTTGGAGTACCATTCTTTGAGAAGACTGCTTCTTCAAGTCCAGTACACGGCGGTGAAAGAAACGAATACGGTCTGCTAGCAGCTTACAGCTTGCTAGGAGTCAGCAACGCAGCATTTATTGTACGTGCTGATGTTGATCTATCAGAGTTAGAAGCCCAAGCAACTGCTCCGGGAGCGGCCCCGAATAACGGCAAATGGTGGGTTGATACGCAAGCGACTACTTGGGGCATCCAAGAGTGGAACAGTGCAGATGTTAGCACTACCGGTGGACAGAAGTTTGCAGCAAAAACTCCAATAGTACTAACAGACGACGACAGTTCTAAAATTGAATCAGGCGGTGTTCCAAAAGCATCTATTGGCTCTATCGGTGACTACTGTGTTGTGTTCCAAACAGTGCAAGGAAGCGGCGCAGGTAGCGAAGAAGCTAAAATTTATTTCAAGAGCGCTGGACTACCAGTCGCTGGTGTTGTTGCAGGTGCATGGGCGCTAGTTGGTTCTACAGAGTGGGCATTAAGCCACGCAACTGTAACTGGCTCTGGCTTTAGTACTCCTATAGCAGGCAACTTTACAATTAACGGAACAACTATTACATTGACCGGTGGCGAAACTGTTGCAGCAACAGTTGCACTTATTAATGGATTAACTATTGTTGATGCTGAAGAAGCAAGAGGCGTATTTGCTAGAGCAGTTGGCGGCGAAATTTATCTTTATACTTCCGGTACTAACGATCAACCAGCTACTGTTGATTCTAGTCTGTCAACAACAATTACCATTGGTGCAGGCACTACTACACTATCCTTATTAGGTTTAGTTGCTGGCACATTTTATGCTCCAGGTCTACAGCAAACTCCACATACGCAAGTTCCAACATGGAAGAGCAACGATGCAACTGCACGCCCAACAGGTTCAGTATGGTTAAAGACAACTGAGCCAAACAATGGCGCACGTTGGAGAGTTAAGCAATGGAATTCAGCGACTGCTACTTGGGTAGCAAGCGAAGCTCCTATCTATGCTACTACAAATGCAGCATTGTATTACTTAGACCGCAGCGGCGGCGGAATCAACATTAGTGCTAACGCATTAATGGTTCAAACAAACAGCCAAGAAGGCTCGTTCAATGACATAGTGCCTGATAGTGTTACATTTAGAATGTGGAGACGGTCTGTTGCGGCCGGACAATACACAACAATTGCTACTAGCATAACAGTAGGATCAGTTGCATCTACTGGTCCAAAGTCATTCACAATTGCAGAAAGTGTTAAGGGTGTTATTGCATTAGGTACAGCAAAGACTATTTCATTCACTGCTACCAACGACATGGACGATGCTGAACTAATTGCTCAAGCAATTAACGCAGCAGGATTTGCAAACATTGAAGCAGAATCAGTAGCAGCAAGTACCGCGCCTACTAATGCAACTAACGTATTGAGCATTTACCACAAGTTAGGAGGCGACTTTAGAATTGTCGACACTGACAGTGTATTTGGTAACTTGTTTGCCAGCGCACTAAATGTATATGCTGCGCCTGCAGGTTCAAGTGATGACTATGTTGTCTCAGCCTGGGCACCATTTACAACTACTGCCTTTAGTGCATCTGCTAGCGCTCCTCTAAACGAAGCAGATGATGGACAATTATGGTACAGCTCTAGTGTTGGCGATGTTGACATTATGATACATGATGGTACAACTTGGGTTGGTTACAGAAACGCTGCATCAGATTTTAATAGCGTAGATACAACACGTATTGGATACACTCCAGTGGTATCAGCAAGCAATCCTTGGATAGCCGGAACACTAACAGGCGACTTGTGGATTAGCACAGCCGACTTAGAAAATTATCCAACAATTTACCGTTACAATTCAGCAAGAACTGATATTGCCGACGGAAAGAATCGTTGGGAATTAGTTGACAAGACTGATCAACAAACTGAAGAAGGTATCTTGTTTGCCGATGCACGTTATGACTTGAACGGCGAAGAAACTATTGCAGCTTCTATTAGCGATCTAGCTAACAGTAACTTCTTAGACTTTGATGCTCCAGATCCAGATCTATATCCAAGAGGCATGTTGCTGTGGAACTTGCGCAGAAGTGGCGGCAACGTTAAGCGTTACCAAAACAACTACGTGAATACAGCAAGTGATAATGTACGTTTTAACAACAACGAATCTATGGCAGACTATGCAACTGATCGTTGGGTTACAGCTAGCCCAAATAATGAAGACGGTTCTGGATCATTCCTACGTCATGCACAACGTGGTGTTGTAGTTGCTGCGCTTAAGAGTGCAGTTGATACAAGCAGCGAGATCCGTGACGAAGAAAGACGTAACTTTAACATTATTTCTTGCCCAGGATATCCTGAGCTAATGAGCAATCTAGTTAACTTGAATATCGATCGTGGAATTACAGCGTTTGTAGTTGGTGACACTCCACTACGTTTAGCTAGCGATGCTACAACATTAACTAACTGGGGTTCAAATGCAGAGCTAGTTACTGATAACGGCGATAAAGGGCTTGTTACTTACGACGAATACTTGGCTACGTTCTACCCAAGTGGATTTACCACAGACCTAAGCGGCGCCAATGCAGTTGTTCCTAGCTCACACATGATGCTTAAGACTATTGCACTAAGCGACAACGTTTCTTACCCATGGTTTGCTCCAGCAGGTACAAGACGCGGTGGCATTACTAACGCTACAGCCGTTGGTTACATTGATGCAGCAAGCGGTGAATTCCAAACTGTTGCACTGAATGAAGGTCAACGTGATACGTTATATGACTTAAAAATTAACCCAATTACATTCTTTAATGGTGTTGGACTAGTTAACTATGGTCAGAAGACTCGTGCAAGAAACGCATCAGCATTAGATCGTATCAACGTAGCACGTTTAACAGTATACTTACGTAGTCAGTTAAACAAATTAGCTCGTCCGTTTATCTTTGAACCAAATGATAAGATTACTAGAGATGAAGTTAAACAAGCATGTGAAAGTCTATTGTTAGAATTGGTAGGCTTACGTGCATTGTATGACTTTGCTGTAGTGTGTGACGAGTCAAATAACACAGCGGCAAGAATTGATCGCAACGAGCTTTGGGTAGATATCGCTATCGAACCCGTCAAGGCAGTTGAGTTCATTTACATTCCATTGCGTGTCAAGAACACAGGAGAGATTTAAAAATGGCTATTACATCATTAAATAATTTTGGTATCCCGACAGGAGGCGCCGGCAGTACGCAAGTACTATTGATGCCAAAACTGAAGTATCGCTTTAGAGTGACTCTCTTAGGTTTTGGTGTTGCAGCAGCCACTGAGCTAACCAAGCAAGTACAAGACGTTACTCGTCCAAAGGTAAACTTTGAAGAGATTATGTTAGACGTTTACAACAGCAAGGTTTACCTTGCTGGTAAGCCTAGCTTTGAAACATTATCATTAACATTACGTGATGATGCTAGTGGTGAAGTTCAAAAGTTAGTTGGTCAGCAAATTCAGAAACAGTTTGACTTTATGGAACAATCATCTGCACGTTCAGGTATTGACTATAAGTTCACAACTCGTGTTGAAGTACTAGACGGCGGTAACGGTAACTACGTATCAAACGTTCTAGAAACTATGAACATGTATGGTTGCATCTTAATGAATGCAGACTACGGCGATATGAATTACGCTACTAACGAAGCAGCTACTGTGGCACTAACAATCCGCTTTGATAACATGGAACAATGGGGTGCAGGAGCATCCAGTGTTGGATCTGGTATCGGTGCAGCAGTTGGTCGTACACTTGGCGAGGCAGTTACTGGAGCAGGTACGCCAGTCTAATCTACGCAGTACTAGAAAAAGCTCGGACGCATTCCGGGCTTTTTTTACGGCATAAATATTATTATGGCAAACTACTTTACTCGTTTTCTAAATGGCGTAGGCACAGGGTTAACTACTCCTAAGGGAATAGTTTCTAACTGGCAGCATGCCACGCGTCTATTCATAGACGATACTATGAGATTAGCTCCTCGTACAAAGTTTAATTACTATGTGCGATTTGAGATTGATCCAACTGCCCACGCAGCAGCAGCATTTACAGCTAAACATTCTCAAGAAGTTGGTATGCTGGTTAAAACTACAGAACTTCCTAAATTTAAATTTGATACTCTTACAAAAAATCAATATAATAGAAAAAAGATTGTTTACAAAAACATCAACTACGAACCTATATCAATTACCATGCACGATGATGCAGCAGGTGTAACTAATGCATTATGGGCAATATACTACGGATACTATGTTGCTGATAGACACTTGCCAACTTCTGCGTATAACGAAAATAAATTCAGGCCTACAAAGACACCACTAGATAATTTTAGATACGGTATGGATAATAATATTTCTGTTCCTTTCTTTAAAAGCATTAGCATATACACTATGGCGCGCAGACGCTTTACCGGATACACGTTAATTAATCCAAAAATTACTAACTGGAATCACGGATCATTAGATTATGCAGCAGGTAGTGAAGTACTAGAAAGTCAAATGACTTTAGAATATGAAGCGGTAAAGTATAGTGCGGGTAATGTAGGATATGATAGTCCAAAAGGATTTGCCACACTGCACTATGATACTGTACCAAGTCCATTAAGTGTAGCAGGCGGCGGCGTAAGCAACTTAACAGGTGACGGCGGAGTCCTTGATGGATTAGAAAGTATATTTGGCGATTTAGCTAATGGTAATACTTTTGACAGTTTTGGGGGATTCTTAGGGAGTGCTATTAAAACGGTCAACACCTACAAGAATTTTAAAGAACTTTCAAAAGATAGTCTTAAGAGAGAAGCAATAAATGTTTTAAGCAACCCAGCAAATATTGCAACCGCAGTAAGCACCGTAGGCGGCCTTGTAGGAACAATATTTCCTAAAAGCTCCAGCAACACAGAAACAACTACTGCTTCACCAAAGAACCTAGCACCGTAATATGGCAACTACTAATCTCCCCGCACAAATTAAACAGGATAGTGCAGCAGGAACAAAACTATTCTTTGATAGTTATGGGCAAGCACCTTTAGAATTTAATGCTGATGATGTCAATGCAACTATTGCATTCTTTAGATCAAAAGGATTCGAATTAGATGCAGCACAAACAGTATCAACTGTTTTATTAAAACAGGCAAAGTTAGACGGTACTCCTATATTTCAAATATTAGACAGCCTAACTGGGTTTGATAATCTAGGGTTAAGTCAAGTAGTCGGAGAAGTTCTTAATAATAATAGAACTCCTAGTAGTACACTAGGATTTAGAACTGCTGATGTAAAACCAACTCAAATTAGGAATATTGCAGCATAATGGCAAAGTTTGCACAAGGTAGATATGAAGTAAAAAATCCCGAAAAGTATGTTGGGAAGAAAACTCCTATGTCTCGCAGCTCTTGGGAATTTATCTTTATGAAAATGCTAGACGAACATCCTAGCGTTGAGAAGTGGGCAAGCGAAAGCGTACAAATACCGTATAGGGATCCGCTCACTGGCAAATATACCATTTATGTTCCTGATTTCTTTGTAGTGTACAACGATAAAAACGGCGCGAAACATGCAGAGCTAATAGAAGTAAAGCCGTCTAGTCAAACATTTATAGATAAAGTAGGAAAGAGTCAATACAATCAGCAACAGTATGTTAAGAATGTAGCCAAATGGGAAGCTGCTACTGCATGGTGCAAACAGCAAGGTATCAAATTTCGAATAGTAAATGAAGGCGATATTTTCCACCAAGGCAGTAAACGTAGATAAGTAATTATATGACCAAAAAGTTAGAAGAATTGTTCAACCTAGACTCAGCAGAGCCAGAAGCTAAGCCAGTTATTGAACCTCCTACCCATTCTCAAGTTAAAAGCATAACTGATAGTTACAACGCAGTAGCAGAGATCACTCGAACATTACCGCAGATTACAGAGTTGGACGACTTAGGCGACGACGAACTTGACGATCTAGCAGCAAAAGCAGAAAAAGCCTATGACGAACTAATGGATCTAGGTATGAACGTAGAAGTACGATATTCTAGCAGAATATTTGAAGTTGCTAGCAGTATGCTAGGACATGCTATCACCGCAAAGACTAACAAAGTAGATAAAAAGCTCAAAGCTATTGATCTACAGTTAAAGAAACTAAAAATGGATAAAGATTCACCAGAAGACCCTAACGATGTGCTAAAAGGTTCAGGTTATATAATCACAGACCGTAATGCATTGCTCAAGAGTTTGGGTCAAAAGGACTAAATACTGATATGAAAACTTTTAAAGAATATCTTGCTGAAAGCAAAAAAGCATACCCTTTTAGAGTAAAAGTCGCAGGCGAATTGCCTAAGGATTTTGAAAAAAAATTAAAGGAAATGCTCGGGGCAGCTAATCCAACAATCATTGAAAAGTCTAAAACATCTGCTCAAGCGATTCCGTTGGATTTCCCAGAACTTGCAAACATGGAAGTGTACACATTCGAAGTGGTTTGTGAATATCCAATTACTGCACCCGAACTTGCTGTACACGTTGGCCACTTAGTGCCTGAATCTAATTTCAGAGTGCGTAACGGCGGCGACCCAGCTGAAGCAGAACATGCTACATTTGACCTAGACCCTAGCGGTGAAGCAGTACTAGATGAAGCAGAGTACAAAAATGAAAAAATTAAACACAAAGATTATTTTGGGGATGATTTTAACAAGAGTTTCTTAAAAGATTTAGAGAAAACGGCTAAAGCCCGTAAGAAAGAAGACGGTGTTGGGGAATACAAATTACCTAAGGCAAAACAAGACAAAGCTGGATCTATGGCTCCTATGAGCAAGATTAGTAATCCAGATCCACTTAAAGGAAAAGTATAATGGATTTTAATAAATTAATGCAAACAATGCGTGACTTAGATCGCCCGGTCAGTAACGTAGCAGTAGAAGCCTGCGGTGATTCTATGATGAGTGGAATGATGCCCCCAATGTCATCTACTCCTGCAGTAACTCCACCATCAATGAGTGTTAATCTTAATGCACAAGGTATGGACAGCATTGAAAGTTTACTAAAGTTAATGACTAAAGTAAATCCGGATATGATCAATCAACCAATGCCTAGTTTAACTCCTCCTGGACCTAGCATTGCACCTTTAAGTTTAGGTAATCTAGATAAAGGTCCGTTGAAGATGTTACCAGACTTTGATAAAGCAATGGGTGACCAAGATGGTGATGGTGATCACGACATGGACGATCACGATATGGAGAAAGATGACAGTCCAATGGACGCTATGCAGAAAGCAATGGGTGACCAAGATGGTGATGGTGATCACGACATGGACGATCACAAGCTAGAAAAGAAGATGCGTGATAAAGAAAAAGACGAATCATATGCAAACGAGCCAGATCCTGAAGTTAAAAGTGTTGACTATATGAACAACCAATTAGCCGGTGGCATGAATAAGCCTAAAGGAACACATCCTAAAGTGGCTGGCGGCGACAACCCAATGAACCGTGTTAGAGAAGGCGCCGACCTACGTGCTAGTATCCGTGCAGAACTATTACAAAGATTAGCAGAAGCTAAGGGAGCAAAATAATGGCAGATTTATATGGAACAACCGCGGGCGGCACAGCAGTTAATGTTGACGCCAATGCAAGAAGAGTATTAGGAGATGGCGCAGCAGGAGTTGGACCATATACAAGTTTTGGTACTCCTACGCTAACGGCAATTAAGATTGTTTCAGCAACTATTAACTTTACCACAACACCTACAGTTGCTAACAGTAATATGTCTAAGGCACTTACAGGACTTCAAAGCCGTGCAGAGATTTATTACGCAGGCAAGCCAACAGCATCCGGTGCTAATCAGTTTGTAGCGCTAATCCACTCTGAAGATACTGGAGACGGCTACGGAGCATCAACAAGTTTTGACGGATCTTATGAAAATCTTGAAGATGCAATTGGCGCAGCACTTGGTGTTGCAGAAAATGATATCACAATTACTGAAGTGGCATTGACTGGGTTATCTTTCGCTTAATACAGCTATAAAACCAAATAGGCTCTTCGGAGCCTATTTTTTTCAGTAAATAACAATATGGCAAAATCACTAGACGGTAATTTAATTAAGAAAGCACATGCTCCGATCCGATACACGTTAGAGGAAGTTAAGCATCTTGAAGCATGTATGCATCCGGTAGACGGTCCGTTATACTTCTGTAAAAACTTTTTAAAGATTCAACATCCTGTACGTGGATCGATTAAGTTTGAACCGTATGAATACCAAGAGAGGCTAATACAGTCATACCACAACTACAAACAGTCTATTGGTATGCTGCCTCGTCAGATGGGTAAGACTACTTGCGCTACGGGATATTTACTATGGTACACAATGTTTGTGCCAGAAGCACAAGTATTAATTGCTGCTCATAAGTACGAAGGTGCGCAGGATATTATGAATCGTTACCGATTCGGTTATGAGAACTTGCCTGACTTTATTCGTGCAGGTGTATACAGCTACAACAGAAACACAATTGAATACGACAACGGCGCACGTATTCAAGCAACTACTACAACAGAAAACACTGGTCGTGGTAAGTCACTATCATTAATTTACTGTGATGAATTCGCATTCGTGCAGCCGCCAGAGAAAGCTAAAGAGTTCTGGACGGCACTAAGCCCTACATTGTCAACAGGTGGTAAGTGTATCATTACATCGACACCAAACAGCGACGAAGATCAATTTGCTTTAATCTGGACAGAAGCTAATAAGAAGTTTGACGAGTATGGCAACGAACAAGAACTTGGCACAAACGGATTCCACAGCTTCTTTGCACACTGGAATGAACATCCAGATCGAGATGAGAAGTGGGCGGCAGTAGAACGTGCTAAAATTGGTCCTGAACGTTTCCGGCGCGAGTTTGATTGCGAATTCTTGATCTTTGACGAAACCTTGATTAATACTGTAAAACTTGCAGAGCTGTCTGGAGTTGATCCTGTAATGACTATGGGGCAAACTAGATTCTACAAAGACATTGATCCTAAGGCAACTTACTTATTGTCGTTAGATCCCAGTCTGGGAACAGGCGGCAACTATGCAGCTATTCAAGTATTTGAAATGCCTAGTATGATACAGGTTGCAGAGTGGCGTCATAATTTAACTCCTATACAACAGCAGATAAAGCACATGAGAGAGATACTGCGATATATCCAAGATCGTGGCATAGAAAAAGGCGGTGCGCCCCAGATGTATTACTCAGTAGAAAACAACAGTCTAGGTGAAGCAGCACTTATTGTTATCAGTGACATCGGTGAAGAAAACTTTCCAGGACTATTCCTAAGCGAACCTATTCGCAAAGGGCATGTGCGTAAATTTCGTAAGGGATTTAATACAACACATCGCAGTAAAGTCACAGCATGTAGTCAGTTTAAGAACTTAGTCGAAACTAACAAACTAATTATTAAATCAAAACCTCTATTATCAGAACTTAAAACATTCGTAGCCAGCGGCCTAGGATTTAATGCTAAATCAGGAGAAAATGACGATCTAATAAGCGCTGCATTGCTAATTATACGTATGGCAGATGTATTAGCAGATTGGGATCCTAAGATTTACGAAAAAATGTCTGAACGACTTTCTGAAGAACAAATGCCAATGCCGATCTTTGTAAGCACAGGATATTGATAAATATAACTATGGACGCAACTAACAACATCGCAACAGATTTATTCTACAAAATTCGTAGCAGATTCTCTGGTCTAAAATTAGGTACAGAAATTGGCGAAATTACTATAAATCCACAAGAAGCACGTTTCTTTGATTTTGACTATATGGAAGGTGAAACTCCTATTGGTCACGTTAGCATTAGTCTAGCAGAAGATAATTCCATGAAGATTTACTTCAGTCACGGAATTACAGAATCAATGGACGCAGAGCAAAAAGACAGGTGGTACGGATTCCTAAAAGAATTACGTATGTTTGCCAAGCGTAGATTACTAAACTTTGACACTAGAGATATTGCCAAAGACAACCTAGATAAAAGAGATTACAAATTTTTAACTCGTAATGCTCAACCTAAACAAGAAGCACAAAATTCAGTTCCAGTCGGAGAAGGCGTTATGGCAGAAAGCACAATGTACGGTACTAAAAGCGTTAGTTACCAAAAATTAGAAAATACACGATTGATTGTTAAACACAGTCAAAAGTTAAATGACGATATGGCACCGGGTGCCAGAAGTCGTAATATCGCTGGCCTGTTTGTAGAAAACGCAGACGGTGAAAGATTTAAATATCCATTCATTCACTTAGCAGGCGCCCGTGCTATGCAACGCCATGTGGCTAACGGTGGCTTACCGTACGATGCCATTGGTGAAAGCATCATTAAGATGAGTGAAGAGATTGCACAATTAAAGAGCTTTGGCAATTATGTTGTACGCAATGATCTAATGAACAGCGACACGAACAGTGTTGTTGAGCGTAGTACACAAGCACTTAACGGATTACGTGAGCAAATAAAAGCACTATCAAAACAAGGCCACTATGAGGCTTACAAAGAAAGTTTCCAGGCACAGCAACCTATGGAAGTTCCGCAAGAAATTGCAGAACAATTTAAAGATCAATTTACAGTGAAGAATTTCAAAGAAGATATGGCCGCAGTATTTCCTGTACTGTATCGTTTAATGAAAGAAAGTGAACTAGGCTACGACGACATAGTCGCCATGACACAAGAAGAAATCCAAACTGAAGACGAGGATTTCAACGCAGACCGCTATGACCCATTTGCAAAGTTTGAACAATGGGCTATGAATTTAGGCGAAGAAAGCGCAATACAAAGCCAAGATGAAGAAGAACAGGCAGCAGCAGCACAACAATTACAAGAGTTAGTTAGCCAGGCATTCCCCGCAGGCGTAGACGGTTCTAATGCAATTGAAAGTCTTAAAGGCATCATAGATGATCCACGATTAGAAGAAGAAATTAAGACGCAATCTAAAGAAGATCCGGAAGCAGATGTAAGAGGCCTAGTACAAGTATGGCTGGAAGCCAATGCTCCAGAAGTGTTAGAGGTATTAGATTTTGGTGATTTTCAACCAGAACCAGTGGGCGGTGAGCCGGCGACAGACCAAGGGGGTGAAGAAACTGCGCCAGAAGAAGTCCCACAGGAATCGGAAGAACAATCGCCGGAAGAACATAGTGGCAAGATGAACGTACAAGAATTAGCTGAGTTTATGCACAGCTTTTATGATAAAGATTCAGGCACATTTCCCAAAGGCCCAGAAGGCGTTTGCACTATGGTAGGTAAGAAGTTTGGTGAGCAGGCAGAAACAGTAGCTCGTAAGATGGCTGAAAGAATGGCGCCGCAACAACAAGCTCCAGAACCAGCAGAGAATCCAGAGCTAGCTCGTATTAAAGCACTATCAGGCATGTACAGTATGTAAGCAGCAATGCTTCATGAAAAGGACTTTTCGAAGTCCTTTTCTTTTGGCTTAATAAAACCAATAAAGTAGTAGATAATCGTTGACAATACTAAATAAAAAGCGCATAATAGCTTATGTGCATTAAGGCATATACAACATTTTTATTTTAGGCTATAGGAGGCATACAAAAATGGCATCACTCGCAGAAATCCGTGCTAAACTCGCAGAAGCACAATCAAAGTCCACAGGACAATCCACCGGCGGTGGAGACAACGCAATTTACCCACATTGGAACATGGCTGAAGGTAAGGAAGCAGTAATTCGTTTGCTACCCGATGGCAATTCTGCCAATACATTCTTCTGGGTAGAACGTGCAATGATCAAGTTGCCGTTCGCAGGTATTAAAGGTGAAACTGACAGTCGTCCAGTTCAAGTACAAGTTCCTTGTATTGAAATGTACAATGACGGTACTGTTTGTCCGATCTTATCAGAAGTACGTGGTTGGTTTAAAGATAAATCTTTAGAAGACATGGGTCGTAAGTACTGGAAAAAGCGTTCATACATTTTCCAAGGCTTTGTTGTTGAAGATCCTATTCGTGAAGAAAAGACTCCGGCAAACCCAATTCGTCGATTCATCATTGGTCCTCAAATCTTTCAAATTATCCGTTCAGCATTGATGGATCCAGAATTGGAAGAGTTGCCAACTGACTACCTGAAAGGTGTAGACTTCCGTATTGCTAAGACATCTAAAGGTGGCTTCGCTGATTACTCTACTTCAAAGTGGAGCCGTCGTGAACGTGCATTGACAGAAGTTGAAGCAAGTGCATTGGCAACAAATGAGTTGTACACTCTCAGCGACTTCCTGCCTAAAAAGCCAACTGATGTTGAGCTTAAGGTAATGAAGGAAATGTTTGAAGCATCAGTTGATGGCGAAGCATATGACCTGGAACGTTGGGGTCAGTATTACAAGCCAGCGGGTATGGGTCAAGCAACTGGCGATCCGCATCGTGCAACTGCTAACACAGCTACACCAGCTGCTAAAGCTAGTGCAGACTATGCAGACAGCGAGCCTGCTCCTGTAGCAAGAGTTACTCAAGCACCAACACCAGTAGCTGCACCAGCAGCAACAACAGGTGGCGATAGTCGTGCGCAAGACATTCTTGCAATGATTCGTAATCGCAAAGCAGCAGAGTAAGCAACATAAAAGAGTGGGACAGGTTCCCACTCTTCTTCATTTACAGGGACTAATATGGCAAAAGCATTTGATATTTCTAAATTTAGAAAGTCAATCACTAAATCAATCGAAGGTTTAAGTATTGGCTTTAACGACCCAACAGATTGGGTTAGTACAAACAACTACGCATTGAACTATCTTATCAGTGGACACTTTGATCGAGGCATTCCACTAGGCAAGGTTACAGTATTTGCTGGGGAATCTGGTGCAGGTAAATCTTTTATCTGTTCGGGCAATCTAGTTAAGAACGCACAAGCACAAGGCATCTATCCTATCTTGATTGATACAGAGAATGCGCTTGATGAAAAATGGCTACATGCTCTTGGTGTTGATACGAGTCCAGATAAGTTGCTAAAACTTAACATGGCTATGATTGACGATGTAGCAAAGACTATCACAGAGTTTATTTCAGAGTACAAAACAATGGATGAACTAGATCGTCCTAAAGTATTGTTTATCGTTGACAGCTTGGGCATGTTGTTGACTCCGACTGATGTTAATCAATTCCAAGCAGGTGATATGAAAGGTGATATGGGCCGTAAGCCTAAGGCACTAACCGCACTTGTTCGTAACTGTGTTAATATGTTTGGTGCTTACAACATTGGTATGGTATGTACTAATCACACATACGCATCACAAGATATGTTTGATCCGGATGATAAAATCAGTGGCGGCCAAGGCTTTATCTACGCAAGTTCAATTGTTGTCGCTATGCGCAAGTTAAAGTTGAAACTTGATGCAGCCGGTAACAAAACTTCAACTGTGCAAGGTATTCGTGCAGCTTGTAAGATTATGAAAACACGTTATGCAAAGCCGTTTGAAAGTGTACAGGTTGAGATTCCTTATGAAACAGGTATGAGTCCATATAGTGGATTAGTCGACTTGTTCGAAGCTAAAGGGATGCTCAAGAAAGAAGGTAACAGCCTAGTATACATAACCAGTGATGGCGAAATTATCAAACAGTTCCGTAAGCCGTGGGAACGCAATGAAAAGAAAGGTCTCGATGTTATTATGGCAGACATTTCGAAACATGGCGAAAAATCCGATTCAGAGATAACTACTATTGTTGAACCTGAAACGGAGATTACTGAATGAAAGAAGATTTAATTACGGATATTTGGACTATTGTTATTGAACATATCCCTGAGAAAGCAAGAAAAGATGTTGCAGCAGATTTTGTAAACGCTTTGCTAGATCATGGGATTAAAGAAAGCGTACTAGAAAGTTTAATGGGCGTAGATCCATATCTAGATCAGGCTATTGAATATGCAGTAGACGGTGAAGAAATCGAAGAACAAGACGAAGAAGATTACGAGGATTAAATGAACTGGTACCACAAGGTTAGTAAAGATATAAGCAATATTCCCGATGCTGTGGCTTATTATGAAGCTGAATTAATTCATGCAAAACAAGATGTCCGCATAGCGGGAAACATTGAGAAAGCAAGTTCGCAAATGCCCGGCATCGTAGAAAACCGCTTTAATCAACTTCAAGAGATTGAAGGTATCCTTGAGTACTTACACATTGAACTTCGTAGACTTCGTAGTCAATATTTTCGCAAGTATCTTGAAAATTATCAACGAGCTTTATCTTCTAGGGACTGTGAAAAGTTCGTAGAAGGTGAAGCTGACGTTGTAGACTTTGAAAAAATTATCAACGATTTTGCCCTATTACGTAACAAGTGGTTGGGCATTATTAAAGCACTTGATCAGAAACAATGGCATCTAAGCAACATTGTTAAATTACGAGTATCAGGATTAGAAGATGCGTCACTATAGTATTTTAATTGGGTGCGACCAATCTTATTATGACGATTGGGGGATTGCATTATTACAATCTATACATTATAACAATCCGTGGATTAAACTAAGATGTCATATAGTTAACCCAATAAATGCAAAAGAATTAGATTTTGTTTCATATACAACTGAAAACATCTCTTTTTTAAATGACGAATCTAAAATTTCTTATTTGCAGGCTGCTAGGTTTCTTGCAGCATCAAAGATTCCAAATAGTGAATCCCTAATTGTAGTAGATACTGATACGATATGCACAAGAAGTTTTACCGAAGCTGAATTTAAAACATTATTTACAAAACAGTACGTAATGCAGCACCATAAATCAACAAGATGGCTAGCATGTTTAGTATCTTTTGGCAATACTGATTTTAGAAAACGGTATGCAGAGTTGTTAACTAGTATTCCTGTTGAAGAATGGAAGTGGGGAAGAGATCAAAAAATTCTTGGGCAAATGTCAACTGATTATAATTTTTCTCCAGTAGGACAACAATGGATAAACAGTGGAAAAAATAAAACCAATGGGGTATTTTTAACTCTCAAAGGCGAACAGAAAACCATAGATAAATATCTTGTAGAATACAACAAATACAAGGTATAAAGATGAAAAAAGTTTACGAATATTGGATGCCCGATTGCGACGAACATTTTGAAGGGTTAATTGCTAAACGTATTAAAAAAGGCGGACCTGCACAATATCAAGATGACGTAAGAGATGCAGCATACAAATATGTAACTGACTTTGATCTAGTTGTTGATGTAGGAGCCAATGTAGGACTTTGGGCAAAGCATCTAGCTGAACGGTTTAATAAAGTAATTGCATTTGAACCAATTAACGAAGTCTACGAATGTTTAGAACTAAATGTTAAAGGGCTAAACGTTGATTTGTACAACTTTGCGCTGGGCGAGGAAAACAATACTGTTGATATGTTTTTCGATCATGAAAACATTGGCGCAAGTTATATTAAAAAAGATTCGCTCGGAACTGGTAGTATTTTAATTAAAAAATTAGATGATTTAAATCTTCCAAAATTTGGAATGATAAAACTCGATTGTGAAACCTACGAACTCCAAGTACTTAAAGGTGCTACAGAAACAATATTAAAATATAAACCTATTTTAATTGTTGAACAACATGCAAAGTTTAAGCAAGCAGGCGAATATCTTAAGTCGCTAGGTGCAATAGAATTAACCAGCGTTAGAAAAGATTACATTTTCGGCTGGTAGGTATTAACTGCGTACATAAATAACTTTATGCGCAAAATAATTTTAGTTACCGGTAGGTTTGATCCAAAGTTTGATAAATACTTGTATGTTTAAGAATAACAAATATACAAGATGGTATAACAGCATTATATCTAATAGAAAAAATAATCCTTTAGACATATCGGGTTATAAAGAGAATCATCAC